GGCACATCAAGAGGCTGACCGCAAAGCAAAAGAAGCTGAACAGGAGAAACGCCGCAAAGCTAAAATCAAAAAAGATGCATTAGCTAAACTAAGTGACGAAGAAAAAGCAATCCTCGGCATAAAGACAAAAAAGTAATACTTTAGTACTACTTTTAAAAGGTTGACAATAAATCATTTTGGGTATATAATAGAATCTTAAACAGTTAATTCAAGGAGTTTGAAATGGCTACGATTCAGGAAATCAATTCTACAATTATCGCTGGTAACTTTACTAACGAACAATTGGATGCAATCTCAATGGCAATCAAGTTTGCCCGCAACCAACTTGCTAACAAAAATAAGTTTACATTCCGTGCAGGTTCACAAGTGAAATTCACTAGTTCTCGCAACGGTCAAACAATTTTGGGTACTGTTGAAAAGATCAACCGTAAATTTATCATCGTCCGTGAAAACGGTAAGGCGTTTGGTTCTTGGAGAGTTCCCGCTAACATGCTGGAGGCCGCATAATGAGTGAAATTGGAATCGATATTTTGGATATGCTTGACCGAGGAGAAAGCCCGCAGTATATCGCTAGAATCCTAGAAATTCCTGTAAGTTGGGTATATGAAACCCTCTCGTACAGCGAGGATGAAGGTAATACTGAAGTATTCAGTCCCTTCGAGACCTGCAATTCATAAAAAGGTTGACAATAAATCACTTTGGGTATACAATCATTACATAGACAGTTAACTAAAGGAGTTCACAAATGGCTTATTTCAATCAAGAACGTAAACAAGAACGTGCCCCTGCTATCAAAGCTATCCTGAAAAAGTATGGCATCAAGGGTTCGCTTGCTGTTCGCAATCACAGTACCTTTGTGTTGAATGTCAAATCAGGTTCCATTGACTTCATTGAAAACTATATTGCAACCGATGCTAAATTGATTCACGGTGGCAAAATGTCTCAGGAACAAATTGACTACATCCGTAAGAATCGTAGCCTCGATGTTAACCCCTACTGGTTCAAGGAACACTATTCAGGTAAAGCAAAAGAATTCTTGACCGAAGTGTTCGCCGCAATGAATGTCGGTAACCACGACAATTCGGACATCATGACCGATTACTTTGATGTGGGTTGGTATGTTGATGTGAATATCGGTTCTTGGAACAAGCCCTACGCTGTTGAGGGTTCTTGGGAAGCTGTTACAGTTTAAGGAGATGATGATGAACGATTGGGATAAAAACAATTTGCAATTCATTTTGGCCCTTGATGAAAATCAATTTGACGAATGGTATTCTTCAATCTCTGATGACGATGCAGATTATGCAATGGAGCTTTTGAAAGCCGCCCGTGCAGAGGTTGCAATGCAAATTGCAGAATTGTATGACAATACTGCTGAGGACAATCTGTCCGATGCTAAAGAAGTGTTAGGTCGTTTTACTTTGAAAGGTTCATTGTGAACACATATTTTGTATTGGTTCGTACAAAAGACGAACCGGGTGCAGGCGTTACACGTGCATACGTTAATGCTGAAAACACTTATGCCGCAATACAGATGGCAAAGGCTCTATACGGGCGGCTCTTGCTATCTGAATCTGTTATGCCCGTTTAAAAGGAAATAAATGTCTAAAACTGAAACTAAACGTGTGTTGGATATCGAAATTTTGGTTGCTATTATGCGTAGCAAACAACATCAAGGTGTCACTGTTCTTACTCGCCCCGAATGTGGCGCACTGAAAGAACCCATTAGTCCTGACAACGGTGCAGGATTCGGACTATCGGATGCGATGGAAGCCGCGGCGGCACTGGTTCCAGGTGCTGAGTTTAAATTCGAACTTGATGCTAGTGGCAATCGCACTAACATCCGAGTCGAACTTTGATTTTGGGTAACTGTCTGGTTGACAGTTATCCATTCCAGTGTTACAATAGTAACTGTGCTGAAAGGCATATTTTATCAACTAGCTTAATGTAAAGGAAACATAATGGCTAAAACTTCTCAAACTTTTAAGGTCGCTGGTATCACTGTTCACAACGGTAATGCTAAGGTTCGTTTCACTGATGATATGGTTCGCCGTATCAAGCAATTCAGTAAAGGCGGTGCAACTCGCATTGACTTAGTTGAGTTGCCTTCTGAAATGACTAAGATCGATGCGCTTAAACACATTGCTACTCTCCCTGAGTTTCAATCAGCCGCAGATCAGGCAACTATCGCTGACAGTCTTGCTGACAAAGAAAAAGAAGCTCGTAAGGGTGAAGTTAAAGTTAAGGCAACTAAAAAGCCTAGCCTTGATGCTATCAAAGCACGTGGCAAGAAAGCAGTCAAGGAAACTTCTGAGGCTGTTACTGAATGATTGACGGGGCTTCGGCCCCTCCAAGCATCATGCTAAGATACTCCCTGCTCAATGCTGTTAACATTCGTAGGCGTTTTGACCCTGCTAGTGAACAGGACGTGCTAGAGTTGAAACATTACTTGGACACTAATCAATGGACAGGTCCTTGTCCCTTTTATCTTGAAGATGATTGGGACAATATCCCTGTCATGTGTATGCACAAATATGCTAGACACATGTTATCAAGTAAGAAAACAACAAAGCAAAAAACAAAAAGCCCCAAGTAAAGGGGCTTTTTTTATGGGTTCGTTACCGACTTTATAATCCAGAAATCACCGGACATACCTGTGTTTTGAATCACTTGAAACGGCATATAGAAATAACCGTTGTCACCCCATGTTGGTCCCCAACTGTTACGTGCGATATAAACTTGCCTAGTCTTATCGTATCCTACAAGTAATACCGCATGACCACCTAATAGTCGTTCACGTTTTGTGTTAGGATAGGGCATTACACCTGTCCTGGACACTTGCGGCGCACCGAAACTATCGTAAACATAGAAGCCAATTACAACAGGGTATCCATTGTTCAATGCGTCTAAACAACCATTGTGATTTTCTATTCTTTCGTATAATGTTACTTTGCGAGTTAATCCATCATTGATTGCATTTGGACTTGGTCTTTGTCTAAATTTTTGTATGTCATACGGCCAAAACTTTTCTAATGGAGCACCCTGTTTGTTAGTTACTTTTATTCCGTCTCTGATGTACGCACCTGAATCATAATTAATTGTATTGAGTAAAGCACGTTCATAATAATAAATGAACAGTCTGCTTACATCAGTTTGTTTTCCGTTGCGTTTGTTCAATAGTTCGATAGCACCTGCAATTGCTTGACCAGTACAACTGCCTAAGTTGCCTTGGTCTTCTATCAAACTACAATACGGACGCAAATCAACAACATTTGATTGTGCTTTGTTTGACACAGAATATTTGTAATCACGGTTATCTACTTTGTCGGGCCTCCAATGATATTTAGGAATACGCATTGGTGGTTTAGGTATAGATACAACTGTCCTAATCGGTGTTCTATGTAAACCCGGATCTTGACTGATATCAATTATTGTTCTTACGTCTTGTTTCATACTCCGTAACGACCTCTTAGTGCATTGAAGTTTTGATTAACTTCTGATCCTGATAAACCTCTATTGTATAATCTGGCTACTGGTACACTACCATCCAAAAAACTCTTTGGAAAGTAAGGTGCGTCCCAGCGTTCGCCTATGTGTATGCCCAGTCCACTAGACCCTGGAGTAGATCCAGTAACTGCTGATTCGTTCAGAGCACCATTAATGTAAAACCTAACATTGCTGCCGTCAAATGTTACACACATGCAATACCATGTGTGAATCACTGGCACAAAATTTCCAGCCACTTGCCAACCACCGCCATCAAAAAATCCACCCTGCCATACTGTAGGATCAGCAGCCAAGCCGCAGGTTATACTGTAGTTAATTGGAGTAGTAGCATATACTTCAGTTATAGTGCAGGTGGCATCACCAGAGGTGTTATCTAAGGTATTAAAGTACACCCAAGTCTCAGCAGTGAATGTAGTTAAAGCACCCCCGGCTAAATCACCAGCGTGGGCACTTTGTTGACTTGCTCTACTGAATGTTAATATACCACCATTAGAGCTACTATAAGTAGCACCATTAGGTAAAGTAGCATCGGCTGATCCTACTAAATCATACCAATTATTACCTGAGCCGGGGTAGCTTTCACTATTGCCCGCGTCAAGTTCAAACACTAATCCATCAGTTACTACTGAGTAACTAGGTGTAATTGTTATTCCTGCGCCAATTGTGATACCCGGTTCGATTGTGAAACTCATTGTTTATCCTATTTTCTATTTACCATCATTATGAAGTTGGTGCCTTCATAATGAAGAACTTCACAACAGGTGCGCTACTAATAGTATCTAATGCTCTGACATTTATATAGAAAGAAGTACCAGTAAAATAATAAGCACTTACCATAAAATACGTAGAGTATGTACCAGAAATTTGCGCTAAGATATAATCATCGGCACTAACCTTATTACATTGAACTACGAATGCTTCAAGGTCATTTGCAGTCCAAGAACTCTTTGCTAGAGTGATTTGTCCAGTTAGTTGATTTAATGTAACACCTTGACCTGTACCAGTCTGTGTAACAGTACCACCACTAGAATAACCAATTTTGCCTGTAGCAGTAATATTACCTGCAGTAGCAAAGTCACCGCTGGTATTCAAGTTGGCTAGAGTAGTTCCTGGTTTGTAAAATCTTAATGTTCCGCCGTCATTGTCAATTTCAAGTGTTTGTGCTGTGGTCCCTGTTCCAAACATTATTCGGGGTGTACCACCAGCATAGCCTAGATATAAACCAGCAGTTGAAGCCTGTGATTCATCAAATGCACCAGTAAATCTAGCATAGCCATTGCCTAATACATTAGCTGAAGCAATTAAGTTGCCACTGCTGATGTTGCCCGTGGTGCTCACAGTGTTGCTACCATACGCAGCCAAGAATGTAGCTACATTAGAATCACCATATGATGATGTTGCTACAATGCCAGTCAACTGAGAACCATTACCAATAAAATAGTTACCTGTGACATTGCCTGTAGCACTAAAAACATTAGCAGTTATAACATTGGCACCTGAAATGTTACCACCTGTACCAGTAGAAGTAACAATACTACCCGGTGCAGTTAAGTTACCGTCATTACCGAATACCCAACTACTTGCTCCTGCATTAATGTTTACATTACCATATTCTGCTAGACCGTTACCCGCGCCGCCACCTGTAATATTAACATTACCACCACTGCCACCACCGTAACCACCTTTAAGTTCCGCAATGCCACCGGCTACACTACCTTGGCCGCCTTGAACATTAGCAGTTCCGCCTGTTGTAGCACCGATGCCGCCTATTAATCTTACTTCAGCACCTGCACTATTGGTACTACGACCACCGGTAATACTAACATCACCGCCACCATCAAATCCTTGACCACCTGTAATGTTTATGTAACCACCATAACCAGATCCTCCATCAGCATCACCTGCGTAGATTTTGATATCACCGCCGTTAACATCACTGTCACCGGCCCATACATAAACATCGCCACCTTCTCCGCCAGACTGACCAGCCTGACCTTGAATGATTAATCGTTGTGCGTTATAGCCAGACGGTGGGGTAGGTCCAGTGATAACTGCCTGATAGTCAATATCACCAAACTGTAATGTTCGTGCTGTTTGACTGCCGCCATTGTGTAAGTTTACAGTTAGTACTGGGAATAACATGCTACCGTCATTGTTGTATGACCAAGTATAGTTTGTAGTATGGTCACTGGCTTGTGTGTTTAATGTAATGTTACCACTACCATAATCAACACCACCAGTACCTGCTGTAATAACAACCCCTCCGCCTACGTAGGATCCAGTGGTGTAGCCTGCTGTAATAACAACATTACCACCTTCACGACCTAAATTAATATCACTAGCATTATCGCCTGCATTGCCGGCTTGTAGTACTACTGAACCACCGTTACCTGCATTTTGCTCGCCTCCGGCGTTAGCACTACCACCAGGAGCACCAGTGATATATACTGTACCACCGTTACCAGCACCATATATATTACTTGCATACCCACCTTGACCACCATTGATATTAATATCGCCACCATTACCAGCTGGATCTTGAGTATCTGCACTTCCGCCGTTGCCGGCGTTTATGTCAATTTGACCACCGGTATTATCTGATGTTGTTTTGTCTCCTGCATTCAAGACGATATCATCACCTGCATTAATGCGTACATCACCTTGATAGCCACTAGTAATGTTTACAGGCCAACCACTGAAACTTTGTAAGTTTAATTGATTACCATCATCGTCCAACTCCATGACATTTCGCATCACAGCGTATAGTGTCATTGTAGTAACTGTTACTGAATCTCCTGGACTTTGAACTACATATATAGTAAATGTATCACCATTATATTCAAATCCATTATATATTAATTCAGTTGATGAATCGTTGATTGTCAATACAGCAGTACCTGTATTTGCGTACTGCATGTATAACTGTACAAATCTTCTTAGACTACTATACGCACCAACTATATCTATTCTACCAGTGCCACTATTGTCTGAGTATGTTGCTGTATTCCATGCACCAGTGAATGTTTGGTCAACTGGAACATTTATTACATTGGTTAGTTTGCTGCCCGCACCAGCTTCAACTGCTAAACCATTACCACCTATAATTGACGCAGTACTATGTGTGGCAACTATATTGCCATCATCATAGATAGTCCATTGACGATTAGGATTGCCTAGAGTAAGAACACCGGCACCTACTACTAAGTTATCATATGTTACTGATACAATACTACCGCCACCTATATAAGGAAGCCATGTTGTACCGTTAGCCGGTGTTGTAAATTCACTATCTGTGTATAGTTGTATTTCATTTACTTCTACAGCTTGGAACCACCATGTTTGATTAGCCTCTACTGTTCCTAACACACCAGATATAGCAACCTTTCCAGTTACTGGACCGGGGAAAGTTGTTGAGTTTAATGTTACAACTACTGTAGTGCTTCCAGTAGTTATATTACTGATAGTATCATTTAATGCGAAACCTCCAGTAGCCACAGCATTGATGTTGCCGGGAACTGTTAGATTACCATCAGTACCAAATGACCATGTGTTATTACTTGATACTAGATTCAATGCTTCAGGTATAGCACCGATAGCAAACTGGCTTATAGCCGCCTTAGTTCCGTCACCATCAGAACCTGTGTTACCAGCATATGAAACAATTGACGCAGTGCCATCTAAACATACCATTGAGAAGATACCATTGCCGTTACTACCAACCATAGTACCATAAGTGCCAGCGCCCCAGTTCTCACCATTGCCAGTTACAGTTTCGCCAACACCATAATACATACCATAAGCAGTATATGTAGTTGATGGTAGATTACTACCAATAGTATCATATCCACCCGTTACATAAGTTCCCGTACCACCTTCTGTTGCACCATCTGTCTGCCACATCACCATTGGGTATGTCTGATTAGTTGGTTCATAGAAAGTCATGAATGGATATAGACCACCTGAATCTACGCTAGTTACTATTAGATTACTATCAGCATCAGTATACGCAGTGAATACACAACGAGAAACATCTGTACCTAAGAAGTTACCTTGGTCTTGTATATCGCTTGTACCGTCATAGATATAACGCTTTACAAAATTTTGTTCATAACTTGCTTGGCTCATTGTGCCTGTTACTGAGAAGTCAGTAATACCACCAGAACCGTTAATTGCACCGACTGTAATAGTCATGTTATCAGCAGGTGCCGCGCCACCTAATTCAGTACCCGGTACTGTGATAGTGTCACCTACCTGATATCCTGTTCCAGGTACCACACAATCAGCAGAATTCCATTCAGCAGTGTTATAATCTATTGCACCAATTGGATCGTCTAAGTCAAAGAAGAATACAGCATCAGTACCACTACCTGTGTGTGTGAAACTGTTGACTTGGAATATGGCTTGTATGCCATTGAAGTTCATGTTGTCTACGATTGTGCCAGGAGCGAAATTCTCTTCCAACAATGATACTTCATTGGTAGCAAACGCAGTTTGAATATCACTGATTGATGTGCGTTGTGTATCTCCGTTATACAAGACTACATCAATATAGTTTCTTATGAAATAGAATATACTTTCTGTATCAAGTGGAGTTGAAGTACTAGTGCCATACAAATTAACAATCGCAGTGATGTTTGAACCGTCGATGCCTGTTACAATAAAGTTGTCATCGTCCGTGTCAGTTGTTGGGTTTGAGCCACTGATATCTGAACTTCTTGACAATACAATCTGATTGATAGATGGATCGTCACCTGATATCTGATTTAATACAGCATAGAATCCACGATATGCAAAACTGCCTATTGATTTGATAACACCTGGTACTGTGAATGAACCGTCGCTATCAAATCTCCATCGTTGTGAACTACTTGCCCAAATATCAACTGGCTTACTAGCAGTAGTACCTAAACGAACACCACCTTCAGAACCAGGCTCAATATCAAACTGTACATCTAAGTTGATAAAGCCACTCTCGTTGTTAGAAAGAATCTGTCCTGTACTAGTAGTGTTAGCACTACCTGCTGGTATAATTAATGCACCATATCTATCAAATCTTAAACTAGCATTTACAGCATTTGCGTTATTGTTTTGATTTAATCCAACATAAAGACCACCGTCATTCAAGAATAATGTATTGCGTAATACATCGCTGTTATCAAACACATTACCAACATCACTGGCGTCTGACCAATCTAATTCAGGACCACCGTGTTCTGGATCTGATCCATATGACAATAATGTTGTATAGCCGTTGTTAGTTAATAAACGACCATAACCACCTGATGCGTAAGCACCACCTGGCATTTGTATATCACCAGTAGGTGTAAAGTGGAATATGCTATCACCTGTGCGAATGTCTACAGTATCACCTTTTAATTCTAAGTCGTTGTATTCTGGTGAGTAAGCAAACCCGCCAGTAGTGTATGCAGTCCAATCTGTACCAGATGTTGGTATAGTACAAGCCGCATCATTAAATAATTGGAACGCATTCACCTCCACTGCTCTATAGTATCTTGTACCATTCGCTTGTGTAGCACCTGTAACTCCTGTAATTGTTACTCGTCCAGTTACTGCATCAGAGAATGGACTACTATCAAGAGTAACGATAACAGTCGGGTCACCTGTAGTTATATATGTAATAGCACCGCCGAACGGGAAGCCACCACTTAGTGAACTAGTGATACTTCCAGGGACTACTAAATTGCCACTAGTGTCAAGTACCATTGGATGTGCATTAGTACCGTCATATGATGACATGATGATATTACCAGTACTGCTCACTTGAACATACTTGTTGTCATCGCCAAAGTATTGGTCGTAAGAAGTATTGTCACCTGTGTCAAAGTGAATGTGACTATCAACATCACCTGCACGAACTTGTAGATATTTCAAGTTAGCAGTATCATCTGGAGATGGAGACAATTGTAAACCAAACCCAGATACACCTTGAACTGCTACATTATCAAATGTTACATTGCCTGTGTTTCCACTTCCACCAGCAGACCAGCTTAAATTACCAGTGCCATCTGTAGTCAACACTTGACCATCCATACCTGCATCTGCTGGTAAGTTCAATGAGTAGTTACCTGTTGCGCCGCTACCAGTAATTGTTGCAGTGTATAATCCATTCAAGAAATTAAACTTAGTTCCTGTAACTTGATTAGTTAGAATGTTACCTGAACTTGCATTGACAGCAGTTCCAGTACCAGTAGCATACAATGTGCCGCCTCTAATAGTACCAGTAGCAGTAACTAATCCATTAGTAACTATATTACCTCCAATGACATTTCCAGTAGCTGAAACATTACCAGCAGAATTGATATTACCCCCACCTACATTGCCTGTCGCTGTAACCGTACCAGCAGTACCGATATTACCTATATTAGCATTGCCTGCAACAGATATATTGCCCGGAGTTGTCAAATTGCCTGTGTTGTCAAAAATAAAATTCTTCAATGAACCTGAGTTGACACCGGTAGTGATTTGAACATTACCGTATGTATTGGTTACTTGAGCAGGAACTGTTGTGTTACCGTTACTAGGCAACACAAGTGCGGCTGTTGCGCCGTGTGTTAAGTCAGCGTTTTCAACAACAACACCATTCAAATGATATACTTCTGCTGTATCTACTTTTGCAACTGCTAATGCACCTGCAGTTTTATTAAATGTGAAGCCTGTGTTACCACCGAATGAACCTGCATCGTTAAATTGAATTTGAGTGTTAGAACCACCAGGACTACCGTTTCCACCTCCACCACCTGTTTGTGCAGTCCAACTTAAATTACCTGCACCGTCTGTTTGTAGAACATAACCATTAGTACCACCTTGAATGCTAACATCAGATACATCAGGTAAAACTGTAGTACCAGTGACAGTCAATCCTGTTAATGTACCAACACTTGTAATGTTAGGTTGTGCGGCATTGGCGACACTATATGCTATAGTTGAAACGAATGCTGGTGGTAAAGTGTTACCTGCTTGTAACAAAGTAAAGTTAGCAATGTTACCTACTGCTACTTTGTCTGTTGTTGCAGTTCCTGTTGTATTAACTACAGGAAGAATTGTACTTGCAGATAATCCATTACCGATGCTTGGCAGTTGTGTTATTTTAATTGTTGCGTTTGCCATTTATATTTCCTAATTATGCGAATGTCGCTCCGTTGTTGCCAATGCAGAACCATTTGCCATTAACATACTGTAATGTGCATGATTGTCCCACTGCTGAAAATGTGATTGTTCCTGTTCCACTTGCTTTCCAGCCTGCGTTAGTAACAGTGATTACCATATTGCCACCGTGTGCAACTGTCATAAATGTTTTGATTTGACCTTCTGTGCCTGCGGCTAATGTTCCCGTCCATGCACCTGTTGTGCTGAAATAACTTGGTACTACTGTTAAACTCGCCGCTGCCCCGTTTGTCATGTCATCTGAACCACTAGCAATTACTTTACCGGCTGTTACTAAATTACCACCGATGACGTTACCAGTTGAAGTTACAATACCAGCAGTAGTTAAGTTACCACCGATGACGTTACCAGTTGAAGTTACAATACCAGCAGTAGTTAAGTTACCACCGATGACGTTACCAGTAGATGATACAATTCCTGCAGTTTTTAAATTACCACCTTGAATGTTACCAGTAGCAGTGATTATACCTGCTGTGCCGATGTTACCAATGTTAGCGTTACCAGATACACTCAATGTACCTGAAATGTTTGACCCAGTACCAGTGACTGTCAATATGTTTGCATTACCAGCACTACTGATAGTTACGTTACCACTAGCACCGATAATGTCAACGTTACTGGTGCCATTAGCAATAGATGACACAGTGATATCACCCGCTGATAAATTACCAGTAACAGTTAAATTACCTATTGTAACGTTGCCAGGCAACGTTGGGTTTGTTGGGATTTCAACACTGATTGTACCAGTTGTTGTGATTGGGCTATTTGTGACGTTTAATGTTGAACTAGATATTCCGATACTAGTTACGGTTCCACCTAACGTAACTGTAGAAACAGTGATGTTACCGTTACTTGAACTTAAACTGATACCAGATCCAGCATTCAATCTAGTAACACCAGTGTTAATAATATTAATATTACCGTTGCCAGTGATAGGGCTTCCTGAAATCTGTAGTCCAGGGCCACTAGTAGTCACGCCCACGCTAGTGACTGTACCTAATGTTGCACCATTTGCAATATTAGTGATTCTACCATATCCATCAACAGTGATGCTTGGGTATGAATATGAACCCTGTACGTTAGCAATTGCTGGTAAGTTGAGTGTTATATTCCCTGCACTAACAATAGGAGATCCAGATACTGTTAATGTACCTGATAACACGCCTACACTAGTAACTGTGCCACCGCTACCATTACCACCACCTGTACTTGAAATTGTAACGTTTCCGTTAGCTTGGTCAACAATGATACCAGTACCAGCTATGATGCTAGTTACACCGGTGTTTGTTATATCAACTGTTCCCGCTACAGCATTTGATGATGTTGAAATACCAGTATTACCAGTAAATGTAACGAATGGACTGGCTGTGCTGAAAAGCGTTGAAAAGTTGTTTTTTGTCTTAGCAAATGCTACATACAACGAATCACTGTTTGCGGATTCGTTTGGTAAGCCAATTCTAATTAATTCTTGCCCAGAAATTGCCATAATTTAATCCTTATTGAGTATTTATCAATAAGGACTAAATGGTCTGGGCTGTTACACGCTGAAACTACTCCCGCAACCGCAGGTACTTGATGCTTGTGGGTTTTTGATACTGAATCTCGACCCACTCAAATCGTCTATAAAATCAATTTCAGCACCGTTTACATACTGTGCTGACATACTATCAACTAGTACACTTGTGGATCCTGCGGAGACCTCAAAATCATCTTCATTTTGTTCTTCGTCTAGTGTAAATCCATAACTAAAGCCAGCGCATCCGCCACCTTGAATGAACATTCGTAGTCGTAGATTTGGGTTGTTTTCTTCCGCTAATACGTCGGCTATTTTTTGTTGTGCTGATTCGGTTATTGTTAGATTCATAATGTTTTCCTATATTTGATATTTATTGCTGTAGTCGTTCTAAGATTGCTTTTGCAAAAGTAGAATTGGAATTGATTCCTGCATGACTCAAATCTCTCGCTTTATCTATCGTTCGCATTGTAAAATTTTCCATATCGTATGGGACTTGCCCGCTGATATTACATGTTATAAGTCTAGTTTGTGATTCTACTACAGTACGTATTAAATCAACTGTAAATTTTACCCGAGCATTAAAAAATCCGGATAAATCGCCGCTTGCAATAAATTTCATTTTATCTGGATCTTTTTCCCAAGACCCGCTAGTTATACCGTGTTTAAATTCATCATTGTATGTTATATATCTACTGCAATCGGGCCATTGTATGAATACAATTTTAGGTTTCTTTTTTACTTTAGCGAACCAGGTTAATAAGTTATATTCTAGTACATCTATACCCGTAGCGGGCATTGCTAAATTGTAATAATCACAATTTAATTGCTGACTTACTAAGTAAGGGTATGTTTTTTCTAATTCTATTCCAACACCAGATGTATGACTACATCCAGTGAATAATACATAATTGTCTAAATCTATATCCTGCAAATCTTTTGACCTATGACCGTAGCTGTTATAAGCATATTCAATTGGTTTGTTAATATAATACCAATCCGGTGGCTGTGATTTTTTGTTTTTTTCAAACTGTTCTTCACTATCCTCACCTGCAAACATCATTTGAATATTGGCGAAATCTTCTCCTAGGAAATCTTCATAAAATTTCATGGTTTGATCCTCACTGTTAATTCATTTATTTTGTTTATTACTTCTTTTGAAATTGAATGATGGTCAAACATGCCCCCGTCGTACTTGATGTTAATCACGTTTGTAGTGAACGCGGGTAATTTATCTTTGAACTCTATTTGGTAGATAGGTATATTGATTAAATTGCTAATTAACTTTTCAAATAGTAGCTTCCGTGTAGTGAAAAATCCATTGAAGTTTCCTGCATCAGTGAAATCTTTTGTCACCTGATTGTTATAATCAGCAGGGGTAAAAAACGAATGATTATGATCGGATGTTATGATAGAGTTTAAAAACTCTGTACTGACGATTATCATTTTGGGTTTCTGGGGGACTAGTTGAAACCAAGATATCAAGTTAAACTTGATGGCATCCAGCCCACCGTTAAAGACGCATAGATTATAATAATCCATCTTTAAACGTTGACTGATTAAATAAGGGTAGGTTTCTTCAACTGGTTTAGATAAATCTACACCCACGTTGTCACCCACAAATAAAATGTATTTGTGTAAGTCTACATCTTTTAGTTCTTTACACCTATGACCGCTAGTATTGAAATATTCACTAGGGTCGTGTCCTAGCAATCCATTACAGAATTGCATTTATCTACGCCTTACAATTCGTCCTTTTGTCAGGTCGTATGGACTAAATTCGACTTCTACTGTGTCACCTAATAGAATTTTAATATCATGTTGACGCATTTTTCCTGAGATATAACCCATTACAGTTTGACCTGCATTTAGTGTTACTCTGAAGGTGGCGTTGGGTAACACTTCAACTACTTTGCCATCCATCTTAATGCCTTCTTCTTTTGCCATTTTGGTTTTACTTTCTCCTTTAAATATTTTGTGCTTTAAGTTTTGTCCACATGAACTGTTTCAATTCATCCTGGGTTAATAAATCAGGGGTAGCTCTGGAACGATTCTTTATCCAAACCGTTCTTCCACCTTCATATTCTTTAATTACGTAATGTGACATTTGAACTAGTTTAGCACGTTTCCCCCACCCGAGATTGAAGGCATCTTCCTGAAATGTGTAAACACCCGGCTTGTAGACACTATGATCCACAATGACTTCACAGTAGTAATTAGCCACGGCGCATCCTAGAGATATCTTTAGCTTCGTCATCACTGAACACAGGCACAGCATTAGACTTGTGCAGTGTACCGATACCTAACATCTTAGTACCAGTATATTGTTGAGTGGGCTTGCTACTGACTGCACCTAAATGTGTGTCAGGCAGACTACGTGCCTTATGTGTGGATTCACGTCCAGCAGGAGCAGTTAGCCGATATGTTAGGGGCGGTGCCGCTAATGCGGACTTACGCTTTTTTTCTTGTTGTTCAACGCCCCACTTTTTCTGTAATTCTTTCCAAGAGGTGTCAAGCTCACGTGCTTTACGTGCCTCGTCTGCATTGCGAAACTTTTGCTTGCCTTTGCGTTTGCCGCCCATAGAAAGGGCAGGATGTGCGAGGTGCATAGTCATACTGTTGAATCCATGTAGTTCATACAGTATCTATTATACGGAAAAGTGGTAAATTGTCAAGTACATAAAAAGTATTACTTTTTTAGGGTAGCCCAGATTTGTTCTTTTTCGATAATTTCAGCTTCAAGTTCACGGTACATGTCACCCAAAGACTTTAGACGTTCCCATTTTTCTTCTAGTTCTTTGTTTGGGTGAAGAATAGCCAAACGTTTTTCAATATTCTCTAATGTGTCGGAAAGGCTTTTGCCTTGTATCTTAACATCACCTTCAAATTCTGCGTCCCCCTTAACTGTGAGGGCTTTGCTGTCTATTACTGTTGAACCAGATATAGAATCAACCCATGAAGCAGAACCAGCACTGTTAGCTGTTAACCAAACACTACTTGTCCCTGCTGTACTAACCCATGATGCCGCTGATGTGCTCGTGGGTGAATTTATAATATATGCCATATCATCTTCTTCACTTAAATTTAGTGTGATTGTGTCTATGGAAATGTCATCGTTCATTTGTTTAACTTTCTAATAATGTAGTGACCATTTTCATCGAGACTAAAATCAATCGTGTCCCCTTCAACCCATCCTAGTTGGTCAAGTAATACTTGTGGAATCGGAACAATTAAATCACCGGTTTCAGGATCTTCCTGTGTGATTACTTCATAACGTGTGTAGTGTTGTCCGGGGTTAGCCATACTCTATAATACTTTCTTATTAACTATTAGTCAAACTGTTTGGTAAGATTATTTATCGTCTAACCAGGGCATTTTTGTTTTTACAAGCTCTGATTGTTTATCCAAATAATTTTGGTAGTATTCTACAATATCAGGTCTGATTTCAGAACCAGTCACAGAACTCAGTGTTTGCAAAACTTTATCAGGGTCGTGTATCAAATCATGCATTTTGATTTTAGTAACATTATCAACATATTTGTCTGGAATCGAAAAATCATCAGTAAAGAATTCTGCGCCCTGTAACGGCCAGCTATGGCTACAGTTTATAATGTATTCTTGTGCAACATCAACAGGTAATATTCTTGGGTCTGCATATTCTTGTAGGTACTGATGTGTGTTTTTAATGTTTTTCCATTGTATGTCTGATCCAGGAAACGTGTCACATATAGTTTTAAAGAAGAAGTTTCCATTCATCCTCTGAACCATGTTTTCATCTACTGTCACTATTATTTGCTTGCAGAGAGGGTACTTGTAAAATAAACCATCAAAATCAGGTATCAAATGACCAAACAATATTAATGGTCTATTTTTAAACAATGGATTAATAGTTTTATAAATTGGTTCGTTATCTTCATAACGTTTGTCACTGATGCTAGTCCAATTTTTCTCACACTGTTTGAGGGCAACATCATGTGCGTTCCCATACTGAGAAAATTTGTACTTGTTTACTGAAACCTCTACAAATTGATATACAAGTGACGTAATGAATGCCCCACATGAACCTCCCATCCATGTAATTGCATATGTAGGTGTGTCGGGGAAACTTATTGGTCGTTGATCCATGGCATCTTTTCTTGCATCAACCATTTTTGTTTTGCCAAATAAATATCATAAAAATCAACAATATCTTGTCGTATTGGTTTTTCTGTTAATGTAGATAGCAAATCTAAGATTTTGTCACGTTTATAAATTATGTCATAGTATGGTACTGTGATTACTCTATCACGGAACTCTGATGGAATTTCGTAATATTCAGTGTAATAATTATCAGATGCCATTGCGGGCCAAATCTTACATGTATCTTCGATGTAACGTCTAATTAATTCTTGTGGACAATTTTGTGGAGTGTACCCATTTAAATACGAGTGTTGGAACACCATTCGATCCCAGCGCAATTGGCTAACATCGTAGTGTTCATAAGTTGTTTTGTAAAACAAATTACCTTGAATCCTAGGTAACATTTTATCACACACTGATATTCTAATGTGCTTGCATTTAGGATATTTTGCAAATAATTTTTCTAGATTGGGTGGAACATGATTGTATAGAATCAACGGTTTTGTTTCGTCCAATGGATCTATAACATCATAAATTTTGATTTGATTTAATCTGAAGTTGGTACGCCTAAATGCTGGATTTTTCCAATTATTAGTAACTATTTCAAATGCGACTTCGTGTGCATTGCCGCTATCTGATATATGTTCTTCATTAACTTTATTATATAGAAAACTATAAAGCAAAGATAAAATAAATGCCCCGCTAGCACCACCAGTCCAATTTACCAGATAGGTATCTGTATTAGGAAAAGTTACTGACAATATTTCCTCACTTTATAGTGCTGGATACACCGTAGAACGCATTGTTTCGTGTTCTTCAACTAAGTCTGTGTATACTTGTAAAATTTCAGGTTTTAGTTGTCCACCAGTAAATTCAACCAGTTGATCCAATGCAACGTATGAATTGTTCGTTGAAGGCGTGATGATATCATCGTAGTTAATCACACAAACTCTATCTTCCATACCTGCTGGAATAGAAACATTCTTGGAATATCTGACTAATAATAATTCATTGTTTTTATTATTTGTCACATCGAATAATTTTTGCTGAACGTCTGTGCTATTCACGTTTTCTGCGGAAACAGTAACATCAAACTTTTCTTTGACCTTGTTAAAAGTGTATTCTATTTTTTCAATAGCTTCCGGATTTAGTAAGTCCTTTTCCTGCTGGGATAGTGTAAAATACTGTTTTGACAAAGGTTCAATAACTTTACAATAAGTATTTTTAGTGATTTCTACACGATTAGCATCTGATAGTTTAATAATCACAAACTTGGTATTTGTCAAATTGCTATTAGTTGCTACTTCTTCTAGGTTCACCAACGTTCTAGTTGCAAATACTCCATTTGCATTAGGTGGAAAACTCAGATGAGAGAATACATCTGAATCATATGAATTAACACCGGAGTCAAGAATGTAGGATGGATTATTAACTGAAATGTCAGTTGGATATTCAAAGTCATTTGCTAGATTAAATAAAATCATTGCTAATGAGGGCCCAAATGTGCCAGGTGCGGAAGAAACTACATAGTTCATTTTATAAATACCTTTCGTATATCTTATTTAGCTGTTTTATCGTATATTCAGTGGTAGCATCACTGTGTTTTACTGCAATTCCACCCGCTTCAGCCCAGGATTGTAGATAATAGTTAAAGTCATCAACTAAAACATTGGGTCGTCCATCAGTCGTTGCATACCTAAATTTTCTCTTTGTAAAGATAGCATTTTCGCTGGTGCCCGGATTATATTGGTCTAACCAATCACGTTTTGCTTCGATACTAGCTTGTGGTTCGTTCCTAAGAGGAGCACTAAGTACAGTAAACGGAATCTTGTTTTTATGTAACCATTTGATGATTTCTTGACCACCGGGCAATGGATCAAGTTCACGGAATAGTTGATAAACTTCGTACGGGCCTTTTAGACTCAATCTAGTGATTGCTTCATTTTGATCCGGTATATCGTCCCAGTGAGGTACATTTTCACGTTTTGCTATAGCATGGAATAAGTCAGCTTGGACTCCGTCCATATCTAGATATAAGTGGGGCATTTTTTCTCTATTTGTATTCATAATAATATCCAAGGCATTTTTTCTTTGATTAATTTGTCTCTACCATCAACGTATTTTTCATACATCTTTTGCACACTATCGGAAACGATTGTGTCAGTAAAATTGGCTAAACTTGACAACCCTTTGTACTGTTCAGATTCCATAGTAAACAAATCATTATAACTCAGTACTAGTGTAGTGTCAACAAAATCAGGTGGAATTACTGGGTTTCTAAAAGGTCTGGTTGGCAAGAATTGTTTCTCGTATATGTAGTATTCCAAACTTATTTCTCGAATCTCGTTGGTAGTAATTTTGGTATAATCGTACTCACGCCCGTATAGTTTCCTATGACAATTGAGTATAAAGCGAGTATAAAGCGTATCGTGCGGTGGTGTTTTTTCTAGCCCGTCAAACCCATTCTTAAGTAATGCATTTCCCGTAATTTCTAAAAAATCATTTTCTGTATAGCTCAAAACAACAATCTTGGCATTCGGGAATCGTTGACGAATTGTATCCCAATCAGGAAACACATGAGTGTTTAATAGTTTGTTACCATATGGATTTAGTGGGCTGGGGCTGTCAGAAAACTCAATTTTTTTATAAACATCAGTGGTAAAAACTGGTTGATTGGCCCAACTTAAAGCCCAATGTGATGTTGTGTGTGCTGAATTGTGTTTAGTGTATTCAATGTTAACGTCAAGATTGTTAATCAGACTCCAAATGATACTAGAAACAAATCTACCGGACGTTCCTGGAATAAAGCTGACTATATACAGGTCGTTCATGTTATATTTAGTAGGCCATTATATTGCGTGATTGTTTTCACCGAAAACAGCTAAATATTTATACAATAATAATAAGAAGAAAGAACAATTTGGGATGGATCCATTGACGCTGTTTGCACTTGCCAACGGAGCTGTATCCGCAGTTAAGGCAGGTTGTAAACTGTATAAAGATATCAAGGGTGCCGCTGGGGAAGTGAAAGAAGTCCTCAAAGACCTTGACGACCAGTTTCATAAACTCCATCCCCCAGAAAAGCCTGCTACAGTAGAACAACGCAATCAGTATGTTCAAGAACGCAACAAAATTGTAGACCTAAACAAAAAAGCAAATGCCGGTCAACACACTGATATCTATAAAGACATAGGTGAACAACTAGGCGCATACTACGACAATTATTACAAGTGCGTTGCTATCTTTGATGAAGAAGAAAAACGTGCCAAAACAGAAGTATACACAGGAGATGCTAGTTTAGGCAAACGTGCATTGCAACGTATTTTGATGCGTAAACAATTAGAGGAGATGGGTAAAGAATTACGTGAAGTTATGATTTACCAATCGCCACCTGAGTTGGGTGCTTTGTACACTGAAGTTTCTGATATGATGGAACAGATGGGCAAAGAACAACAAGTGTTAATTTCTAAAAAGATGCGTGAAGACCACGCTGCCTCAGTTAAAAGAAAAAAGAGAATTGAAAAACTTTGGCTTGAAGCCGCTTGGGGTATGGGTGCAGTTGTTATTGCTGCCGGGATAGGACTAGGATTAGCTCTAGTCGTTGAAGATAGAATAAAGAAATACCCTCATTTGGGAGAAGACTGGATTCCAAAGACAGAAGCACAACGCATCAAAGATGCCCAACCAAAGGTGTATACTGGAAGATAATATGAGTTTAATAAGAGAATACCACACACTTTGGAACTGGTTGTTGAACAGGGGAATACTTATAGCATCAATTATTGTAAATTTTGTGCTAGCAACTATATTTGCGATTAGTATAGCAATATTAATCGTATTCATTAGATGGTGGGACAAACACTAAATAAATTAAAGGAGAAAATCATGGCAGAAGAACAAAAAGAAGTTAAACCATTATCACGTTCAGAGCGTGAAGCATTAATCAAAGACAAAGCAGGATTAGTTATCGTTATCATGGCATTGTTTATGGCATTAACTACGTACTTTGGAAACAAGCACTCAGGTGCTGTAATGAAGAACATGTTAAAGGCTACAGACACATACGCTTTCTATCAATCTAAGAGTATCAAGCAAGCAATTGCTGAAGGTCAATTAGACGATGCGATGCAACGCAAAGACACAGCAAAGATAGAGAAACTACAAGCTAAGATCGACCGCTACGAATCTGATCCAAAGTCAGGTGAAGGTAAGAAAGAATTGCTTGCAAAGGCTAGAGCATTTGAAGAAGCAAGAGATGATGCGGCTAAACATGGTCCGTGGTTAACGTTTGCTAGTATGATATTCCAATTAGCGATTGTTTTATTGTCTGCTAGTATTTTAGCAGTCAACAATAAAATGTATAAGACCAGTTTATACGTTGCGGGCGTTGGAGTACTAATGCTAGTTCAAGGTATCTGGTTGTGGGTATAACCCGACCATCAGACGGAAACCTCAAAGAATATGAGGTTTCTTTAGTTTTGCCTGATGATTTCACATTTGCGGGAATCGTCCCATATGACATGCAATTTAATAACAAAACTGTTACAGTACGATTATTAGCATTGACTTATGAAGAGGCAGAAGAAAAAGTATTTGAATACTTTTACAAATAATTCAGCCCCGAAAGGGGCTTTTTCATAGGAGAATGACTATGAGTTGGTTTATGAGAAGACCTAGATTAAAAGAGCAACCAAAACAAACACCTCATCACCAGAGTCCAATGTCTGTTAAGGTTATGAAAAAAATGAAGGAAGAAACACAACCGACTAAACCTAAAAAGACTAAATAACTAATGTTTAAAAAACTCTTACTTGTATTGTGTATAAGTTCAGTTTATGCACAAGACGCTAAAAAATTACCTCCGATTGAACCCGAAGCCATCACGTTTGAGGCTCAGTGTTTTGACACTGATGTTCTATTCGGAGAACTACGCCGTAGCTACAGAGAAGTACCGTTAGCTACTGGTAAGGCTGATGATGAAGCCGAATCTATAATGAGTATTTGGATACACCCGACTTTAAGTACGTGGTCTATTATTGCAACTAAAAATTCATTATCATGTGTAATTGGGTATGGAAAGGAGTTTAATGTAGTTCCCTACCCAAGAGGAAAATCTCTATGATTAGAAAATTGGTAACATTTATATGTTCCTTTTTGGTTGTTTTATCTGCAACTGCAACTCCATTGACTGCACAAGCATGGTTGCTAGCTGATGAAGCGGGGAACATTCTTGAGGGGTCAAACATAGCAGAAGTACGTGCGATTGGTAGCATAACTAAATTAATGTCTGCTATAGTTGTGTTAGATAGCGGTCAATCATTATTAGAAACAATTCCAAAAAAATTACACAACAAAAAATTTACACGGTTAGAATTGCTAGAACTATCGATTGTTAAATCAGACAACAGTGCGGCAAAGATATTGTGCGATTTTTATCCAGGTGGATATAAAAGTTGTGTAAGGGCAATGAATGACAAAGCAATGGCATTGGGAATGTTTCGCAGTGAATTCACTGATCCAACTGGATTATACGACACAAACGTAAGTACAGCAGAGGATTTAATTAAGTTAGTATCAGCCGCAAGTGCGTATAATGTTATTACAAAGGCTAGCAACACTATGAGATTGACATATCCTATCACTTCTAAAAAGGTCGCAACGTTTAACAATACTAATTCACTTGTAGGTCATGACTTTGATTTTATAGTGAGCAAGACAGGCTTTATTCGCAAGAGTGGCGGATGTATTGTAATGATGTTAAAAACAAACAACGGTGTTAGAACAGTTGTTTTATTGGGAAGCAAGAATACAAAGACACGTATTCCTGAAGCAAAGATGATTGCAAGTTTACATTAAACTTGTTTCTTCACGTACTTATTTTTATCTTTCTTGGGAGTATAATCAACACCTGCAATGGGTGTGTAGTCTTTAGCTACGGGATTAATCATGTCATCACCGTACTTTAACGTGATTAAACTAAAATTCTGTTCATTCTTTTCTGATTCAATACCAACCATTAAATGTCGAAACCATTTAATTTTTATATCAACGATTTGTTTAACAATAGGATCCTTTAGGATATCATCAAAGTTATTAGATTCGCGGTAAAATGTATAGTACTTCATGTTTTCCATAACGTGAATGCTACTGCATCACGCTCCTCGTCAAAGAAAAATTCATAAACGCCAGCACCAGCCCCCGCTGGTTCTAATTGATTCCAACCCCACTCACCTGTGCAATTTCTTTCGCACCAGCTTATGATGGGTGTTAAATCTCCGTACAGTAATGCGATATCAACTTTTCTCGTATTTGGTGACACTTACTCCACCTTTAGTTAAGAACTCTATCCCAGATTCATCACGGTATGAATCTCGGTAGAACACATTTTTGATACCCGATTGGAATATCATTTTCGCACAATGAATACACGGTGCTGTAGTTACAAACAATGTTGCGTTTTCACTGGATTCAGTTGAACCGGACACTTTAGCAATTGCGTTACTTTCAGCATGTAACACCTCGTCTTTAGTGACTAGCTTATATCTAGCAGTATATTCCCAAGGCTCACCTGCTTCTGTATGTCTGATTTGTTCCTCAGTGAGCGGCCAACGTTCATGTATTTCTTCAGGGGCTAACCAACCACCTGCGTCAATACTCATGTATTCTTTGTACTCACATTCGTTATCCCAACCAGTGGGCATACCATTATAGCCGTATGACAAAATGCGATTGTCTTTAACGATGACAGCACCAACTTGTCTGCGAATCGCATGGCTGAGTTTACCTGTACGTTCTGCAACGTCCATGTAATAGTCTATATATTTTTGCTTCATTTTTCTAGGAATATTTTTTTATCAGGATTCTTAGCCCATTCATCTGCACTAGGAAGTTCTGGTTTCTTTTTAGTTATGTTGGGCCATTTCTTGCTTAGTTCAGTGTTTATGTCAAACCAATATTTTTGTTCTTCTGGTGAAATATCATCTTCGTGTACAATAGCCTTTACTGGGCATTCAGGTATACACACACCGCAATCAATGCATTCATCTGGGTTGATGGTGAGAAAATTAGGACCTTCGTAGAAGCAATCAACTGGGCACACGATAACACAATCTGTGTATTTGCAATTGATGCAATTGTTTGTAACCAAGTGTGTCATTTAATATATCCGAGTGTTTCAATTAGATATTTAGCTTCACTGTCGCTTGAAACTAAATTAAGAAGGTTGTCTGTAATTTTAAATTTCCTACAGAATGATTGACCAAATGTTTCTCCGGACAATGAATCAAAAATAAATTCTTTACAAAAGACTTCGTATTCACTTTTGGCTATAGTCTTTTTCTGTTTATTCAACGTGGAATCATATACTAAATTTTCAAACATGTTAATCCCACAAGTTCCTGTAATACTTGCCGAACAACTCAAGACCTTCTTGAATACGTGCTTCGTGTAGCAAGTGACCTTCATGGTCATACCAATGTGCATCGGGGTCTTTGTCAACCATTTGATAAGTTTTTTCCATAACACCTGTGATAGGGTTCGGATACATTTTGTCAGACTCTACAAAGTCGTAATCACTTTTTCCATGATGATATAACTGGTCATAATCATCTTTTAATATTTGTTCAAAAGACCAAATCATTTTATCTAAAATTTCGTCCCAACGTCCACATGCAACATCAAATGCTTCATTGCGTGTGTCTTTGTAAAAATCAAATGAATCCTGTGCCTCATAATCTTCTCCACCAACATTGGTTAATTCACTCGGCACACCGTGCTTAGTTTCTTTTAACTGTAATAGTGCTGGGTAAATTATTAGTGCAAGGGTGTGATCCAAACTCCAAGTATCAAACCCGTCGATCTGAACGTCAATTTTTCTACGAGAATGTTTAGGAAATTTTCCTATTTTTGCTTTCATTGAACTTTGTATTCTTCTGATTGCCCGTCAGTAAAAGTAAACACGCGGTCACCGTCAATCACAACTGCACCGATGATGTTTTTATATTCTTTGGCTAACTTAGCAAGTTCTTGCATTGATGAACCTTGACAAATGAAATCTCTAGTTTCTTTGTCATATAGATATAACATATCATTTACTTTTTCAATTTCAAGTCTGCGAACTTTAAGTATCTTTGTTTCTCTCTGTTCTTGTAACTCTGCTAGGTCTTTGTCTAAATCCATACCCAAACTTTTTGCAATTTGTCGTATATTCTTCCTCACACGCCAAATAGCAACTGATTCACCTAAGTGAAAACCCACTAATAGGGCAATACTGCAAATAATAATAATATCCATAGAATTATTTATCGATAGTTAAGTTAGACCATTGTTTGAGTTTTTCAAACTTCTTCATTTTGGCTTCAAACAAAGCCTGATCGTTGATACCAACTTTCAAGTCAACAAGCAATTCAATCATCGCTTGAACATCTCCAAGCTCTTGCGTAAGGCGATGTAAGTTCGTTGTGTCGGTGTTTGGAACAAGCTGGTCAGGACCGAATCTAAAACACTTGGAAATAACTTGTGCGGCTTCAATAAGCTCCTCTTGTAATATGATGAGAGTTTCTCGGAGGTCTTCATTCATTGTTGTACTTTCTTTCTGCGTCATTGTAACCTAGTCTGTAACCAATTATTAATGCAATATACATGCCAATCACTACTGATAGTAGTGTCACAATTACTGGTAATTGTTCAGTCATGCGGCTTTCTTTTCTTGTTGTTTTTTTGTCTTGCCTGACAAGTATTCTTGCCATTGCATCCATGTGTTGCCCTTCAAGAAACCCCAATCACGTTGTTGTGGTCCCATGAAGAAAAGGGTAGTAGCACTCTTGCCTTCTTCAAGTTCAAGCCAGTGAAACTCATTAGCACTACGCTTGATGATAGAGCCTGGGCCACGCCATTCTTGAAATTCAGCAATCTTTTTTCCTTGTCTATTAAAAACAGGAGTATGTTCCCAGTAACCACCCCTGAGAACGATTGTCAAATAAGGCCAAGGGTGATCGTGTAGAATAGGTTCGTCACTCTTTACAATCTTGTGAAGTGTCACGTTGAAGGGTGCTACTTTGCGATCCTTAAACAATAGATAGTAACGATGCAAATAATCTTCGCCTGTAGTGCGATCGGGTACAAGTTTATATCTACCTAGCTTGACCATGAGATTGTGAAAGAAACCCATTCATTACTCCTAAAAAATTTTTGATAGAACTATTATAACACAAAATTTATTTGTACATGTAGGAAAAGGGCAACTCATTGCCCTTTTTGCTCATCTCTCCCGAGATTAGACTTGTGCCAATGCACGGTAGCCTGCGGCTACAACTTTACGGCTTGGACGACCCAATTCGTACTTAACAGTGATGTTACCTTTTGCATCTTTATGCTCATTAGCATAAACTGCATGGCCACCGCGCAAGCGCAAGTCACTGACAGTGGCAGTTGGGTTAGCAATGCCAAAACGTGAAGCAATTTGTTTAGCGGTTAGCTTCTCACCGCTCTTTAGTGCCTCAACTAGGCGTTCGCTCTTTGTCATCATTTTTGATTTCCTTTTGGTTAATTCGTTGCTCTCACAACGTATATAGATTATACGATAGTATTTTCTACTATACAACACGTATTGGACACCTTGTTTCACTTAGATGTCCAAATACTTTAACTGAAACAAATCAGCGTGAGGATCCCATCCTGCGTAACCACGAGGATTGCACACAATGCGAGTTTCACCGATCATGTAGTCAAACGGATCATGTGTATGACCGTGTGTCCATAACACAATCTCAGGGTGATCCATAATGAATTCACTCAAGTCACTACTATAACCACCGTTCATCAGGTAATCACTCTTGTATTTTGGATGCGTAGATTCTTTACTAGGAGCATGGTGTCCTACGAAAACAATTTTACGATCCTTCATATCAGGAAGTATTGCGTTTAGATAACCGATAGTTTGCTGGTGACGATACATTGCATGAGCAGGACGCAACTTAGTGTATCCATGTTCATCATTTTTGATGATACGGAAATCATTCATCATGTCATTGATGGCATGTAGAGTAAGAGGGTCACCCTTATTCATATCAGTCCACAATGTAGCACCGATGAACGTTACATCATTGATGACCTTTACATCACGTTCTAAAAAGTAAACGTTATTGAATTGGGCACAAGTGTCACGTAGGTCTTGCAGACTTGCCTTCCACTTACCGTGATAGAATTCGTGATTACCCGCAACGTAAACAACATGCGGGAATCGTTCACTGCAACGTTGTAGGAAGCCACGAAATCTCATAGCCGCTTGTTGACGGGCACCTAAATTGATATAAGGTGCGTACGGATTAGTAACAGTTGGTGGATCATTTGGATGCTGGTGCAAGTCCTCAGCAATCATAATGTCTCCACTAAGGATCAATACCTCTGCACCTTCTGTATTGTGAAGGTCAAGGTCTTGAAATTCTAAGTGTAGGTCTGAACAAACTGCGACTTTCATAAATTACTTTACGTCAAAATGATTTTTTACATGTTCTATTGTTTTGCTAATCGTACACTCTACAACACCCAAATCGTGTGTAGTAAATGCACAATGAATTGGTGTGGTCTTGATAGTGTTGATTACTTCTGCTAACAATAGATCGGAATACTTTTGCAAAAGTTCTCCGCCCACTTCTGGATAATGACTACCGCCCGCTTGTAGTGCTATCTCCTTGAATATTTCTCTTTTCATTGATTTTTTCCATTCTTAATTTTCTACAACCCTGTTTTACTTCAATAGGAAAGTCAGGGGAAATTTCTACTAATTCACAATTATACACTATTTCATCCTTACGGGGAAGTGTAACATAGGAAAAAGAATACCCAATAGTCAAACCTAAAACTATAATTATGATTTGTCTCATATCTTTACTTCATTAATGTGTTTACATGTGTGACGAAATGTAAAACCAGGACACGTACATGTATACTTATTGCCTACTTTAGTTAGGTAATACTTCTTTCCATTTGAACCCTGAACCTCGATAGCGTTATTCGGTTCTTCTTTCTTACCGAAATAAACACTATCGGGTTCGCCTTTAGTTTTCAATAATTCAAACTTCCGACCGCGCATGTCGATGCGGATAGGATTTTTAAACTTGAATAGCTCTTTAGTACCTTGCTTGATGTACCCAACCATGAAGGACTTTTCATCATTGAGGTAATAAATGTGATTAGGTGCAGTATCACTACCCCAATTAGTTACCTCTTGATAGTATTTCATCGTTCTTCCTTAACCCAAAACCAGCTGTAAATTAGAATAGCAACAGTTTGATTCCAACCTGTTTCCAACGCTTTCTCATAATTCGGAATATCATGCCATGATTCAACTAAGAAGCAAGCCAGTATCATCGTCAATGAACAGATTATAGCACCTTTCATGCTGACTCCAACATGCCAATGAAACGAGTAACGCTAGGTGCCTTATAGCCGGGCTCGTCTTCTTCACGAATAGCATCACTCAAAACTTTCCACTCAGTGTCCGCACCTTGTGATACATACCAGACACCGTCTTGCATCAAGTAAAAGTATTCGCACCAAGGATACTGTTCGTACATTTCTTTGTCAGATTGACACACTTGGAATTCATTACCTTCCTCGTCACGGTCACGCTTATAGAATGTACACCAGCCTTTATCTTTAGCGGCATTGTATTCGTCTTGGACACGCTTTTGTTCCAGAGGATCTTTGCTGTCACATTCGTGCGGGCTGAAGGGGTGCTTTTCACCGAGTTCTTTACCAAGACTAGACAAGCCGCCCATCGCAACCAGATGATTTGCTTTGCTAGAATTATAGTGCTCCAACAGGATGCGACCGTTGTGGTCAAGATAGCCGTCCCAATGACAGTAGACAGTTTTTGCTTTGTTGCCATGCATCACGCCGATAACTGAACGAGTACCCATTTTTAACTCCTGTTGTTTGACTGTTTAAGATTCTATTATATACCCGAAACGATTTATTGTCAAATTTTGGCGTACTCGGGAACCACAGATTCACGTGCGGACAAGATTATGTCACGGACACGTTCACGGTCTATACTATCACCGCAAAATTCTTCGCCTTCAGGCAAGCGGCATTTATAAAGTTGGGTAGCGAGACTGATTTGGGTTGCAGTAAACCCATACTCAGGATAGATACCATTTGGACCATAAAATTCAAGCATGTATTGTGTGAAACTCATACGAACCCTTTCAACTGAATAAGACTATATTATATGCCCAAAATGATTTATTGTCAACCTTTTCTGAGGATATCAAACACCTCATTCAAATAGATGGATGCTTCGTCATGCTCCAAATAGAAGTCGGTAGTAGGATCGTAGTACTTTCCTTCCTTAGGATCGTAATACAAAACTTTACCCGAGGGGTATGCGAACGGGCCCTCAAGACCTTTGCGGGGTTTGTAGTCATGTTTTGGAATGAAACTAATGTAACTCATAAGTATTACCTTTAAGCAATGTTGAGTTGAACTTGAAGACCTTCCCAAGTACCTACGAGACCCATAGCACACTGGTCTGCGGCACCTTTGCCCGAACGGGTGAATTCGAGGGCGTCAAGAGCCTTTTGTATTGCGGCGTTACAGGTCATAAAGTCACCGACACCGCTACGAATCTGTTTAGCAGTTGCGTAGAATGAGACACCGCTAGTGATAACACCACCACCGATGATAACACGAAAATTTTGGGATTGCTTGAAACGCTTGATAGACATACAAACTCCTTTTGACTCAATAGAAGAATTATATGCCCAAAACGATTTATTGTCAACCGTTTTTTAAGATATGGAACGTGAGTTCAGGTCCACCTACAAGACAGCATTGTGTTGTATACTTTAGCATACCTTCTTCACGCCAGCGCCCTGCACCAATGGGAATGACACGAACCTGCTTAGGTGTCACTTTAATAACTTTCCCAACATATAGGCTATTGTGATGACAAAATGCAACATAGTCATCAATTTTGACCTCACGTCCTAGTAAATCATTGTGGTCTGCGTTCATATTAATATGTGTGTGAATAAACTAAAAACGGGGTCAATCCCAGACCATTTAAACGAATCTCAAGTCTACGCTTTGCGATATAGATATATGTTTTGCCGTACTCAGCATCAATCATGGGTATTGAAATGCTACGCTTACCTTCTACTGTCATTTGAGAAACAAATTCAGCATCAGACAACGTGCTTTGTTCAACCTTCAACAAACAGTAGTAAACTTTTTTCGTTGTTTTCTCTCTAATGATTGCTAGCAAGTGTAAATTGTTTGTCCCCTTAGTTTTTTCAATCATAGGGTCAACAAACATTTCCTTCAACGCAACGAATTGTTTGCTCTCAAACAGTTTGCTAAAGCCATCATTTTCTTCTTTATTGTTTTGTAAAAAGCTAGCCTCAGTAGATTGCTTATCAGTAATCTTCCCTATACTAAGACCCTTAACATCAAGATCGGCAATCGGGGCTTTAACATCAATCACATTCTTTCCAGCACCCATCCACTCTGCATTAGTGATGCTATCAGTAACAGCATATTCCCAAGTTTCTTTAGCTACCTGTATATCTCTATTCTTTGACAGAAAAGGAGCATAATACGATTGCATTTCTACGGCAAAGTTTTTGTTGAAGTCTTTACCGAGAATAGAATCATGGTCAGTGATGGGCACTGGTGTGAATTTAAGCATTGCGTTTTGTTACGATTTCATCAATCAATCCGTACTCTAACGCCTCTTGTGCTGACATGAACTTATCACGATCCATGTCACGTTCAAAGTCCTCGTATGTTTTGCCCTTTGAATTGTGGCTAACATAGATTTCAGTTAGTCGCTTTTTCAAGTAAGTGATTTCCTTGTAACTGATTTCAATATCACTTTGCATACCACGAGCACCACCCGATGGCTGATGAATCATGTGTCGTGCATTGGGGAGCATAAACCTTTTGCCTGGCGCTCCCGCTTGTGCGAGGAGAGAACCCATACTACATGCCTGACCCATAACAATCGTCTGTACATCGGGACTAATAAACTGAATACAATCGTAGATCGCCATGCCTGCGGTAACACTACCACCGGGCGAGTTAATGTACATAGAAATGTCTTTTGTCGCATCTTCACTTTCCAAGAACAATAGTTGGGCAACAATTAAGTTTGCCATGTGGTCATGAACTTCACCCTCTAGGAGAATGACACGGTCTTTTAGAAGGCGACTATAAATGTCATAACTACGCTCGCCTTTACTTGTTGATTCAACAACGATTGGAACTAAACTCATAACTCTCCTTAATTAGTGATACCTATAGTATAACAGAGAGTTTTTATAACTACAATAGATTTGGTTAATTATTTACGTGTGCTACGCATGCCACGTTCAGTGGGTTTATTTTGTGGATTAGTGATTTGTTGTGCGGCTTTTTCTAATCCACGGCGAGTTGATCTGCCACTTGATTTTGTAGCTTCACCCTTCTCACCTTCATCTTCATCTTTCGGAACTCCCTTACCTTTATCAATTTTGAATGTAAAGTTTCCTTTGATACCTGTACTGTAATATGTTTTACCTGCTGATAGGTAAACACCTTTGATTGAGTCACCTGGGTAAACTGTGTCGAATTCACCTAGTGTCCATGAATCTTTATTTTCTTTTGCCGAAGTGTAAACTTGTACCAACGCACCGTTGTTTAAAATTTCGGCAGCTGCCTTACTAAAGTTTGTATGCTTGTTCACTTCGTCTGCGGCTTTGTGTGCTACAGCGGCAATCAAGTGATAGAATAAATTAACACTATCTGGGTTATCTGTACCACGCTGGTTAGCAAGTTTTTGTAAGTTCTTGCTTAGACCCATAGTAGCAATGTGTGTTAAATTAACTGGACCCACACCTTTTAATTCTTCAATTGATTTTGCATCTTTCTCATCAATGATGCCATAACGCAAACCTAATAATAAAGGTGATCCTGCTTGACCTGCATCTTTGATTTGTTGCAACATATCAATAACGTCTTTGTATTTGCTTAACAGTTTCTTGCCCTCTTTTGTTAGTTTCAATTCTTCAATTGTATCTAACAAATTTTTAGCACTAGCTGTTGCACCCTTGCCACCTTTGGTACTAATTTTAATAAATTGTCCGCTATCATTAGTCAATATACTATCGCTTAAACCTGCTGTTTTGCTTTCGTCAAAAGAAATTAATGTGTTCTCAAATGAACCACCCATAAATTTCTCAGCGGCTTCACCTGCGTTACCTGTGTATTGACCTTTTTGTAATGCGATTGGTTGTAAAATTTCACAGAAGTAATCACGGAAAGCAGTAAAGCTATATCCTTCTGGTGTCGGGAACGTTACTGGTAATGGACTACCTGTCGCTAATCTATGTGCTACAGCGTATAGAGGGTTATCAGTACCCAAGCTCATTGCTAATTGGTTCATAACATCAGCGATAGTTAAATCAATTCTATCACCTAATAAATCTTGCGGGCTTAAACCTGATTGAATTTTTTCTGCGGCTTTGCCTGCGTACTTGAAATCACCTACTTTATTTGCAATGTAATTATCCTTTATGTTTGGATTAATTTCTTGCAAATAACGACCTATAACCATATTACCTTGTGCGCCGGTGAATGTTGCTATACCGAATCCACCTGCTCGTGCAGTTTTTTGATTCTGCCAATCAATGTCGCCTACTTGTTGTTCAACGTCTGCAATTGCTTGGTCTAATTGTTCAGGCGTATATTTGCCACCACCTTCGGGGAAAAATTGAATACTCTGGAATACAATTTCATCACCGTGTGAGTTACGGAATAAGTCACCTGGTTTACGTCCTGCTAAACCGGTACTTTCTGTTAATAGTTCTAGGTTGTTTAAAATATCACGCATAATGTGTATTTATGCGATTTTATGTTTTAAACAAATCTTGTGTCTTGAACCATTTGCGTTTACTGTGTGCGCTTTTTAGTGGAATGCCATGCTTCTTTAATTTTTCTCGGAAAACAAAGAAACTGGGACCATGACTCATAATAGGCTCTTTGCCCTTACTACGTCTTTGAGCACCCTGTATATCCCACTGATACTGGTGGCACATTTCATGTGCTAATGTTGATATTAACCAATGATGCGAATACCACTTGTCCATCAATCGTATTTTGCAATAACTTCTACGACCGGGTAATCTTTCCCATGATGCATAGCACATACCCCAGTATTTCCTACATCTAGGAACTACCTCGATTTCTGGCATTTCTAGTGCATTTTTGAAAACAGCTTTGTTTATCAGTCGGTATAGGTATATGACCTCATAGATATCAGTTCGATATCCAAGGCGTTTTTGATAACTAATGCTAGGGGGTTCTTCCTGCATCAAATCTAAAAGCACGTTTTTTCTGAGCATAATATTTTATTTAAAGATTAAAGTGACGTAATGTATGAGTAGATAAATAAACTGTAAGGAGAATAACATGTTAAACTATCTAAAGAAGTTGTTTGGTTTCGGTACATCTGAAACTGCACCTGAAGCACCATATAAAGTAGAAACGCCGGTTCAAGCTGGTCCTGCTAAATGTGGGTGTGGTCGCAGTCAGACAGGAAACTGTGTAGGTCTACACAAGTTGACCCCAGAAGAATGGGCTGTACACGCAGATAATCCAAACGCTACTAAAGCACCTGCGGCCGCAATGACAGCTAAGCCAAAGAAAGCTAAAGCACCTGCTAAGCCAAAAGCAGAAAAGACAGCAAAACCAAAGGCGCCTAAAAAGCCAAAAATGACCGTCGCAAAGTAATGAAAATAGGGTTTGATGTAATCAGCGATTTGAATCTATCCCCTGAGGATAGTTTCAATTGGGAGGGTAAAGCTACTAGTCTATACTGCATAATTGCAGGAAACATTAGTGACGAATTAAGAACGATTAGACAAACCCTACTTCATTTGTCAAAATTTTATCAAGGGGTATTTTATATCTCTGGATCTCTGGAATATAATAATGTAATTGACATAGATAAAAGAACTAGTGAATTACAGAAGATATGTAGAGGAGTAAAGAATACAGCGTATCTACACCATCACGTTGTAATCATAGATGGTATAGCAATTGCAGGGGCAAACGGCTGGTACGGAAATACAGTACCTACAGATTTTGATTCTGAACAAGCAATTGAAAACGCAAGACATGAGGATTTATCTTACCTCAAATCAACACTAGAAAGATTACAGAAACACTTGGACGTAAAAAGCGTTATCCTAGTTTCTAATAGTGTTCCAGGTCCAGTTCTGTATTTCGGTGAAGAGCCTGAAACAACAGTAACTCAACTTTCCCTAGACATGGTGTTACCAGTTGATACTGAAAAGAAAGTAACACATTGGGTTTACGGGACGTATAGAAAAATAGTTGATACACATATCAACGGTATCAACTATATCAATAACTCTTATTTTGGAAGAAAGCCTTATTGGGCGAAACGAATAGAAGTTTAACCTTCTGCTTCGATTTTGACTTGTAACGGATATCCCTGGCTACGTGCATCTAACGTAACTTCAATTCCCTTTTGTTCGGCAATTTCGTATGGTAGTACTGCAACGACCGCAGAACCCTGCTCGTGAATATTTACAGTGATATTCGAGGCTGTGTCTTCGGTGTAGTTGAAATAATCGATTAAGCTACCCACTACAAATTCCATACTAGTCACATCGTCATTCATATAAATGATTTTGTACAACGGTGGTTCTTGTAACGCTAGATTGGGTTTAATTTTGATTTTTGTTTCTGTTTGCGTTTTAGACATTTTAATATCACTTATCTAATAGTTGAAAAAGTGAGTAGCCTAACGACTACTCACAGCTATTATATTATTTAGTGTAATTAATAGCAATTGCTTTTGGCTTCTTTTCTTCTGGAACAACACGTTCTAGTTGAATAGTTAGAATGCCGTCTTTTTGTGAAGCATTGATAACTTCAACGTGCTCTGCTAGCGTAAACTCACGCACGAAATCACGTGTGCTAATACCCTTGTGTAGGTATTCGGCTACCAAGTCTTCCTTCTTCTGACCCTTAACAGTCAATACTCGGTTGTCAAGATTGACCTCAACTTCACCTTCACTGAAGCCAGATACAGCAATCTCAATATCGAAGGAGTCTTCGGTATTTTTGACGATGTTGTATGGGGGATAGTTTAGTGATTGTTGACTGTTTAATCGCATCAAATCGTCAAACATGTTATCGAAACCGATACCAAATTTGTGAATTGACGGAATGTCGAGGGAACGAAGGGATAGTGTTTTTGTCATTTGTTTTCTCCTTTAATAAGCAAGTATGACATGTTTCAGACCCGACCATCGGCATCTGAATACGTATTTATTTTATAAAAAATACGCAAAAAAATCTAATATTTAGGTCAATATAGTTTCTTGGGCAAGCTCTGGTCACGCAAGTATTTTTGCCATCTACGCTTGGCTTGTCCTTTAGCAAGTTTTCGCTTGACAGTGGGTTTGACGAATTCTTGACGGTCGCGGACTTCCTGAATCAATCCTTGTTCAGTAATCTTCTTTTTGAATTTGCGTAATGCTTTTTCAACATTCCCGTCTTGTACTATTACTCGTCTACCCTTTATACTCATATCAATGCTTTTGGTTCTAAAACTTGCTCCTGATTAATATTTATCTTTTTGATTTTACTTTCACGATATTTCTGCAAATTGAACATATGGGGCATTAGGACCCTCTCGATTTCAGTGTGTAGACCACGGGCACCCGTTTTCAGTTTCAAGCAATTGTCAACAATCTGGCCAAGTCCGTCATCAGCAAACTCCAACTCAATTTCATCAATGCTGAACAGGTACTTGTATTGCTCAATGTAGTTGTTTTTCACATTGGTCAGGACATGTTTTAACTCGTCTTTGGACAGTTCTTTAATACTTACAGTAGTCGTGAATCTACCGATAAATTCAGGAATCATTCCAAATTTAGTTAGGTCGTCGGGGCTTACTTGTGCTAACTCACCCTCTTTGCGCTTATCTCTGATATTTGCCCCAAAGCCAATACTAGTTCCATGTTGTCTATTTGTGATGATTTCCTTCAATCCAACGAATGCGCCACCAGCAATGAACAGAATATTCTTTGTGTTGATTTCTAGCATTTCACCACCTGGGTGTTTGCGACCACCGCTTGCAGGAATACGACAGACTGTGCCCTCAACTAACTTGAGTAATGCTTGCTGAACGCCCTCACCCGACACGTCACGGGTAACGCTAGTTGATTCGCCCTTACGTGCAATTTTGTCAATCTCGTCAACAAACACAATTCCACGTTCTGCTAATTTAGCATCACCACCTGCGGCATTGACTAGCATACTAATCATTGATTCAACGTCATCACCTACATAACCAGCTTCGGTTAAACTTGTTGCGTCTGCTACGACAAAGGGCACCTTGAGATACTTGGCAACTGTCTTAGCAAGTAATGTTTTACCACTACCAGTGGGCCCCACAATAAGAACATTACCCTTAGCTATTTCTAAGTCTTTGGGCGGGTGTGTGATTCGCTTATAGTGGTTAGCGATAGCAACGCTCAATACAGTTTTAGCACTATCTTGTCCGATAACATGCTGGTCTAAGTACGCCTTGATAGCGATAGGGTCATACTTGACTTCTTCTTTCTTTTGGTCAGGATCGGCAACGGTAGCGTCATCTTCGATTAATTGTGTGCATAAATCGATACAGTCGCTACAAATAGCAACGTCCTCACCTACTATAAGTTTTTTAACTTTATCTTTATGATTTCCGCAAAATGAGCAATGGTTTAGTGATTCAAGTGACATATTATTAATTTATCGTTTTTATTTTTTGTCAGTTATTTTTAGCACTTGATGCGTGGAACAACTGACACCTCTATGTTTCTAGATTTCTCTAATACTTGATTATACTCTGAATTGATAACTAATTGCAATATCCCCTCTTCTTTTGTGTTACCGTAAATCAATAAATTTCTAGGCTCACCCATAACATAAAATGTTGATTGTATCGGCCAGCAACCCTTGTACATAACTCGGTTGTCACTGTCTCGCAATGTCATCATCAATCTAATTTCACGATTGTCTGTCATCATACTTTTCATGTAGTCAAGTAATGGCACATCGTTGAATTTAAAATGTTTGCGTTCCCCTAATACAAAATCTTTGGGGTCTTTTGCCATGACGATAACATTACTAGGTGCTGGTTGCAAATAGCCAAATTTATTGTCTTGGATTAAGTTAAGTGCCTCGTTAAATGCAACGATGTAATCATAGTTCCAAGTTAGTTTATATGGAACTTGTAACACAATATTGCGATAGGCATTAACGCTCACGCTATAGTTTTTCTGTTGAACTATATAGGCAGACTCAGGATATGTCTTGAGTACTGAATTTAGTAATTTATCGCCACGTTGTTTTTGATCCATGAACGTGCGATAGTTTGTGTTGGCTCGGTCACCTTCGATTTGATTAGTAACTTTACCTGAGACTAGACGGTTGTTGACCAATTTACTGTCTGCAACCAAAACATCAAGTGTTATTTTGACTTTTCCATTTGTTCGTTCTACCGAAACAACTTTGTAATCGTCAACATAGCCTGCACTATAAACATTAATGTCATCACGTTCTAACTTACGCAATGAACTCTCACGTTCACTAAGAACTACAGAACCTACACGTATCTGTACAGCTTCACGGAAGGCATTTTGTTTTGCTTGTTCTTGTGTTGCACCTTCACCGGTTACACGAATATAACTATCGGTTTGTGTGCTTGCACAAGAAGTCAAGATTAAACATGCCACTATTGCTAGTAGCCGTAGCATGTTTAATTACCGAAACGTTTACGTAATTGACTAGCAGTGCGGTCGCTATCCAAGTCCCAGCGAATAGTCACTGAAACTTCTTGTGGACCTGTTACTTCCTGCTTAATGACTCTAAAGCCACGCAAGATACCCACAGCGTTTGCGCGGATAGTTTCTGTTACTTGATGGGCAGTGTCATTACTATTTTCACGGATAGCGTAGTTAGTATCCTTTTTAGCTTCGTCATCGCTCATAGAAACACTGTCGCCTTCATTAATTTTAGTCTTAATGCGGTCGTTAGCTTTCTCTACGTTCTTTGCAATGGTGTTTGTAACACGTGAACTAGTGATTTCTTCTTGTAAGAAGTGACGAATGTTAGCACGTGCCCGCAAATCTGCACGTGTGAATGCAGTTTGACGGTTATTGATAGTGTTACCATTTGTAGGAGCAGTACCTACTGATTCAATGGAAACAATATTGCAATTTGATTTGTCGATTGTATACCACGCACAATCAGATTCAATTTTAATTCCTTCTGCCACAAATGAGGTAGAAAGTTTCTGATTGCGAATAGGCTCGTTGTCGTTGGTTTTGACAGTGCCGCAACCAACAAGCATTACCGTAGCAATACATGCGATAAGGGATTTCATTTATTTCTCCGTTGAGTTAATGTTTATAGAGTGTAAAGCAAAACGGAAAAAAGATCAACGCTTTTGGGTAAGATGCTGTTCTATTTCCGAACGTTCCTTGTCGGATAATAGGTCTATGTCGTACTGCCCATTTTCTATCATTTCGATAAGATATTTGATATATTCCTCATCGTGTAAATATGTGTCCGAAACCTGTTTGTTCACTTCAATCCAGCGTTTGCTGTCAAACTTGTAAACACGGTTTGGTAATACGTCAACACGAACGAAAGTATCACCTTTTTGTGCAACAGCAGGAAATGCTGTTCCAAAATTAGTGTTAACTGATCTGCTAGAATCCGCAGTTAATTTGAATAACTCAGGATGCATTCCTTGCAATACATCTTTAGCCATGTGCTTACCATCATAGACTACATAGCCGCCTTCTAGTTCTTTAAATGGTTTTTCTTTTGTAACACCTTCAGTTTGTATTTCAGTTGGAGCAGTTAGATAATCACCGGGACGTTCAATATCATCGATACCTGCGGCAAGTATTTTTTTGCCATCATCAGCTACTACTTCTGGCTCTGGCTCTGGTTCTTCTACGGGGGTTTCAACTACATCATCAATTGGTGTGGGTTCTGGTTGATAAACCATTGGTGTTGTGTTTTTAAAATGTGTGAATGGTTTAGTCAAATACGGATGCTTATCTAATATAGATTCTTCTTTTGCGCTTTCTTGTATTTGCTCTAATTGGTCAGTTGTTAGTGGACCATCATCTGGTTCATATTTAGGTTCATCTTCTAATATAGTTTGAACTTCTTTTTCATGTTGAACTTTTTCACGTAGTTTGTTTTCTTCTTCAACATCATCGTTATCGTCCCAATCCTTACTTTGGTTAGCCGCAAGAACTAACGCAATCGCAAGTGGATCGAACACCACAACTAACAAGATAATAACCCAACGAACAGCGGCTTCAAGCATGTTTTGGTCAGCATTGTCTCCATATATAAGAGCCGCAATATATTTGATAGGACCTACTTCTGCTTCTACTTTACGATTCTCAGCCGCAATAGGAGCACGTTCTTCGTTTAGTTTACTGATTTCTTTTTGTGCGTTTGCAATATCATTTTGTAATAGAGTACGTTCTTTTGCTTGTTGTCTACGAATAGCAACAGCACGTTCTGCACCTTTATCATTGTCAGTTCGACCCAACATCTGGTCAACTTGTGCATCCATTTGTGTTAATGCTTTACGTGCAGTCTCAATGTTATCTTTTTGTGTCTTAATCTTTTCGTCATACAATGCAAGTTTGGCTTGACTATCACCCGAAACAATACCTTGATCCATGTGTGCTTTTGATAGGAAACCAAAGATACCCATGCTTGTCAATAACGCAAGCAATACAACAGCGGGTACCAAGTACATCTTTAGTACCCAGCCACAACGATGCCAGTATTTACGTAACCAAACTGTCGTGGTGATTTTGCCTACTTCGAGGATAGAACCCATGACGATAATAGGGATAACAGCTCCTGCAAAGATAGCAGTTAAGCCTATGATACTATAATAGGCAGCTACTGTACTCAATGACAGTGCTACCAATAAGGTAAGATTGGAAAGATTTATAATTTTTTTAAGCATAACATATATTTATTAGGGTAGTAGTCCCTTATTTCTCTGTACATCTCCACGCATTCGGGCCATAAAATCTTGCCAGAATTTACTGCTGTAAAACTCATAGAATTCTTTTTTAGCCCTATTTCTCGTATCATACCATTTCTTGTGTAAGATTGCGGCTTCATCATAATGATTTTCAAAATCAAAAAAATCAACTATTTGTGTATAAAATTGCTTGTCTAACACCTCATTAAAAAACACATCTGATTTAATCACTAATTTATTTTCATCAATGACAATGAGTTTTGAAACCTTGCGGTCAAAATCTTTGAGAAAATTATAGTATAGATCATAGCTTCTTTTAGAAGAAAAGCAAGAAGTTAGGCAACTATAGTGTTCAAATGGGATATTCCAATCATCATATGACAAGAACACTGACTTATATTCGGGTTTATCGTCTTTAGGTTCGTGTAGTATTTTAATGAATGATTCAAACTTATCATCAAATCTCCATGTAGCTTCATACGGCAACCAATTATAAAAGGAACGCTGATCTGAATAGATTTTATTCAATACAAAATCTATTTTTTTATCCATGGATAAATCGCTATCGATTGACTTATCTAAGTACAACAACCAACGCAAATGATTACCACCAGCACCACCTGGAAAAATAATGGCTCTACTCATTCTCTATGATTCCAAATAAATGCCCGAACGAGTTTACAAACTCATCTATGCCCATTACCAATTTACGAGGTAAATTAGGACCCTGTGATATTAAATATGTAACGAGAAACTTACCTCGGTTTTCATCTGTGAGTTTTATCTGTATGATTTCAATTTTACTGCCATCATCAAATGTGTATGATTTGCCTACTAAGTCGTGCATGTTATATCCATTAATTTTTTGGGTAGATTTTGATACTGCAAATAACGGTCATAACTAGCAACTACATTTGCTGTGATGGTTTTACCAGTAATCTCACTTAATATATTTAAGATTTTTTCTTTGTTGTTTGTTATATCTGAAAAATTTATTCTATGAATTCTGTTTTGATATTGTTCTGGGATTGAACTTACAAAACTATCCCAATAGTCTGCTGAAAATTTCTTATTGAACTTGTTAATTCCATTATCCGTTTCCCAATATAATTCAATAAACTTTTTTAGTTCTTGGGAATCTAATTCTTTTAAATTAGCAATTTCTCTACTTAAAATATTTTTATTTTTTAGATAAAAAGCCCAATAGTAATTTGCAATGATTGGCTCGTCTTTGTAAAAGTTTTTGTAGATGTTTAACACATCCACTGTTAACTTTTCTTCTGGTTCATATACAATATATAGTGCTTCCCAATCAGGATATACATTTGTAAATTTTTCAAACCCGATCAAATCTAATGGAACACCCGAGACTAATCCAAAATTGTTATCAAATTGTAACTTTAAATAATTGTTTGGATATTCTTCATTTGCAATTTCGGTGATATCTAAAAACACTCGACCAGCAGTACCATATATAGGATCAATTTCTAGAATAGCTGTTGCATCGTCATTGAGCAGTAATCCCAATAAATCTGATATGAATGATCCACGTGACCCTTCTTGGTAGTTAACAATATAAATCATCTACTAATCGGGTTGAAAAATACTTTAGTAAAGTAATACAACAAATCAATATTGTATTTTGATGCAGAACCAAAGTTGGGATTACTAGGATCAATGTGATGATTTAAGTGTAAGTTCTCACCTGCAAAAATTGCATAGTTAGTCCATAGTGGCATGTTTACAGGTCCATTATCGTCATGTGCATAGTAATTAAAAAATGATGAAAATACTATATCAGACAAGTTAAACAATGCAAAACTTAATAACGCAACTTGATAATCAATGATAAACAATATCCCTAGATTGACAAAGTATAACAACCAATAATATTTGTTAACAAACATAACATCTGGTTTGCGTATGATATCTTTGATGGGTACAGTAAGTGAAATTTCATTATATTGCGATGTTAGCAATCTCCACAGTCCGATAGAGCGTGGATGGGGGTCTTTGTCTGTGTCAGAATATTTGTGGTGTGAACGATGCATCACAACATAATCAACTGGCTTTGCTGTTCCCACAAAGACCATGGACCACAATAATACAATACGACCAAATATGTTGGGTTCTAGTTGTTTATGAGATAACCATCGATGGTATCCTAAACCCGATAATCTACCTATGAATAAAAAGAAAATGAAATATGAAATGGCTTTTGCTAGTGTACCGTCATACATCAGTAATCCGATAACACTAGCAATTGCAAAAAAGTAAAATCTTAACGTATACTTATTAATCCTCATCCTCGCCAGCCGCCTCTAACTCAGCATCAAACTCAGCCATCAATTTGTTATATCGTGCTTTTTCTTCTTTGCCGTGTTCTGTCATTTCAACATCACTGTCACACATTGGACAAACTTCTTTGTCATGGTGAGATTCTTCGTCACTGCTGTAATAATCTTCAATCACTGTACCATCTTCTCGGTAATACTGTGTAAGTGTTTCATATTTACCGCCCTGCCAACGACACTTCGTACATTTATGTGTTGGTTCTGGTTCCTTTTCAGGTTCTACCCAACTATCTTCATCACCCAACTCATAAGTAACATCATAACCGCCCTTGCGGTCAGTCCAGCAATCATCATATTGAAAGTCCCACTCAAGGTCAACATCATTGTCGTATGCGTCATTGATGACTTCCTCAAAGTCTACTTCACCATCTTCGATTTGTTTAAGCATGGTTGCAATTTCATCTTCATCCAAATCAGGATAAATCTCACTCAACAATGCTTCATCAAGTTCAATAGCGTATTGGCGATCATGTTGATGCCATTCATGTTTAACGATTGTAACCATAGTTTAAGCCCTCTGTATATTTAATAAATTGTAACAGTATTAATTCTAATAGCAATGTTTATGGGTTTTCTTGTAAAAACCAAGGACAATACTTTTGAAAAATGTCGTATTTGATATTGTCATAATGTTCAAAAGATTTTTCAACTGTATCGTTATACTCAATTTTTAACCATTTAGCCATCTTTTCCAATGTACGGTATTTACCGTTTTCTTTAGAAAACAAATGCTTGTATTTTAAATTTAAAATACGTTCACTGTCTTGTAGCGCAGTGCCATAAAATTGTGCATTAATTTTAGCCCTTAAATACCTATTGGTTAATCCTGTTTTGAGCAGGTATGTGATTCGTTCAGAATCAGATAATAGTTGTTTATCAAAAACTATACCATGAACTGAAAAAACTCTACGATATGCATATAATAATTGTAGTTCCTCGCTCTCAAGTGGCTTATCATTTACGAATGAATCAATTCTTGGAAAAATGTTTTTTATAATTTGATTCAGTAAAATTTCATTGATATCTTCATCATCTACGTTAATAACAATAACTTTGTTATTCTGAAAATAAATATTTTTATCCCAAACAGGAATGTCAGGAAAGTCATGTGTTATAAATATAGGTACACATTCATACACCATATCAGATTGAGGTTTAAATATCAGTGGATCATCTATTTTTCTAATATATGATTTTTCTTGGTGAACGTGTGCGGAACCGTACTCAGTGTATTCTATTGGATCATCAATTTTATTGACCATGCCATTTAATACGTTAGCAATCAATCTTCCCCTAGCACCCGCTGGAAACGATATAGTAAATCCGTTATGATTCATTTATCTCTTATTACGCAATATTTGTGTAGGAACCACAAAACATAACCAAAGCCAACTGCGATAATTGCCGCACACATATAATTTATAATAGGATCATTTGTCATTTTAACTCCTTACCAGCACCACCAAAATACAACAGGTTCATCATGGTTAAAATGTTCCGCTACAACTTTACGCATAGCATCAACCAAATCATCTGTCCAGTTAGGATCAGTGTGATTGTAATTGCGATAGATATGATTAGCCCATTCACGCAAATGTCCTTTATACCAATCCCATTCCGTGTCATCAGTCGGGTCATTGAACCACACTGTTTGATAACTATCGTTGTGTAACTTCTCACCCCACAATTCGATGTAAGCATGCCAATAGTTTCGATAGTCGTTTGATTCTAATACACCTACCCACTTGCCATCTAAGAATGAACCGCCGTGAAGTTGGTCAAGTGGTTCAATACCTTTAGCGACAAGTAATTCATTCAAATTGGCACGGAGAACAGGCTCAACATCTTGTTGCCAATCAAATGCTTCAACTGTTTTAGTTTTCATTTTTAACTCCGAAATGTTCTTCAATCAAACTTGCCGCATAATGATATGGTTCACCTTCACCGGAAAAATAAGTTCCATGTTGAGTCAAAACCCTAGCACATTCCCTAACAATCAATTCGGCGAACTTTTCATTATAGGTTTCGATCCACTTGTCTACACTAATACCGTGTGGCACACTTTTCTTTGCCTTGTCTGAAAGTTCTTGGATTCGTTCATTCATTTTTTAAATCCAAATAAGTTTCTAAGGTAAATACTGATAATATCAAAATATTTAATATGGCATAACATGTCATAATCACATAGAATAGAATCATTTATCGTCCCTAAATCTTACAAAGCGAGGGAATCGCAAACTGTAAGTACCGTCTTGATTCTGTGTAATCACATCGCACAAGATTTCAGCAGTACGACCAATGACATAACGGCTATCACGCCAATAAGTATCTCTGTCAGCATCAGAAAAACCACTACCAACATTGACACTAATCTCCTTTCCGTCATCCACACCAGCACAAACAAGTGCTCCCAAGCGTCCCTCATTACGTCCAGTACCTTCTTCAACACCGATCACCTCCAAATCTACAGTGATAACAGGCTTCCACTTCATCCAGTCTGTCGAACGTTTGCACTGATATGGTGCTTCCATTTCTTTAATCATAATGCCTTCAAAGCCTGCTTTGACATTATCTTGTGCATAACGTTCAAGTTGGTCACGACCTGCGGCAGTGTCTAAGTCAACCATGATATGTGGCAACAATTCAACGTTGGTTAGATTGTCAACGACTGGTCGCATAGCATCAAGCAATGCAATACGCTTACGCAACTGAGCATTCCAATGACCACGACGGAAGTCATCAAGAGGAACAATGTCAAACACATTGAGAACAGAATCCTCAGCTTGAACAGCAGTTTTGCGGCGTGCTTGTCGCATCAACTCTTGGAAGCTGTTGCCGATCACTTCACCGTCAAGTACGAAACCGTTAACGAGACTGCGACCTTGATCCACACCGTTGCAAGCACGAACAATCTTCACATAACTTTTCTGGAGTTGTTCTTCAATGTGAGTAAAGTTATCAAACACTTTACCATTGCGACTGAAACAAATTACAGTCACTTCACCGTCATCAGCAGGGATGACCATGAACAACGCACGAACACCATCCAACTTAGGCTCAAGTCGTTTAGTGCCCTTCATTTCGGGGCGCCCTTCACTGTTAGTTGCTAGTTGACAACCAAAGACTGGAATCTCATAGTCAGTCTTTTTACAGATTTTATTGATTGTAGTAGAACTAATACCGCATCGCATGTCACGGCGTAGTACAGGGGCTAAGAATGTGTTCCATTCTTCACTATCAAACAATTCCATTGTTGCTTGAATAGCATCACGTGCGGCGTGACCTGTCAACTTACGTTGTGACAAGTCTAACATTAACTCATTGAATTGATCCCAAGGATTCTCTGCACCAGTGATTCCAATTGATTCAGGGATTTGCTTAACACCAAATGTCACGTAGGGATTGTAGCAGGCTTTGAGAAAGCCCAAGAAAATCTTAGCATTGATAGAGCCAAGAACAGTTGCCTCAAGTGCTTGTTTGAGCACATCTTCTTTATGAAGGCGACTGTCACTTTCATTCAACTTACGAATCCACGATGCCGACATTTTTACTCCTGTTAATTTAGCCTATAGTATATCACGTTGAAAATTATTTGTCAACGTTTTCCTGTGGTTCATCTTTGTTGCGACTTTTGCATTCCTCGGACACTTCAGGCGGCACGTTGTCGTATGCATCTAGGATAGAACAACGATATTCGATGGTAACACTATCAGGGTCAAAATCTTCTTCATCACCTTGTAACCAAAAAACAATAATTCCCAAAGTGAGAATAGTAATAATAATATTTTTAAACATATTCATGTACATAACTTCTTAAATGTTTTTACTTCATAACCCCAAACTTCTGCGGTCGTTGTGCTACGATGCAATTGAGGCTTTCCCCCGTGCTTACTAAAACGAATACGTAATGCAGTTTCACGGCGCTTTTGAGAAACGCCTATGTAAAATTCGGGCGGAATACGGAAGTAAAAAACTTCACTGGTCATGGGTTCAACTACGACTACACGTAATACACCTTTTTTGTTTTTTGTACTAAACCCTGCCCCTCGATTAGGTTTAAGTTTAGTACCTTGATTAACGACAGTGACCTTTTTACTGTCACTACCATCTTCAAAATCCATGCCAGTGATATCAACACGTTTAATTTTACCTACACGTGCAATAGCATTTTCTACAAGACTTTCCATAGCAAGGTCACCACGCCGTACAGCCTTAAGAAGAATAGGTAGTTCATGCTTAGTGTAGCCAGCGTGGCTATAGATATGATTCAATAGAATCTCATCTGCCTTGAATGAATCGACTGAGAATTTAGATGCCATATTACCAACTTGAGTTATAAAATACTTTGAGTCCTAAAAAGATTTCTGCCTTAGCATCAGCACAGAATTTCAAATCTTCTTCAAAATAAACATTATCAGCAGGCTTACCAAAGAAAAAACCTTCAGTGAAGGGCAAGTTACCTGAACGTACAGCACGTTCTAAGTTATCAATATCTTCCCAAGTCAATTCAAGTTCAACACCATTGAACACTTTGTCAGTGCGTGTGTTATCACGATCTAGCCAAAGTTGTTCCATCCAACCATGTAAACTAGGATGCTTACGCCAGTATGCGATTTCAATAGGCTTACTTACACCACCTGCAGGTATAATCCAATCACCTGTCTTTGAATCATACTGAAGACCATCTTGGTCATAAAATTCATCACGTTGACCCGGACGACCAACATAAGCGTACATATCTAAACCCATTTTATCCTCCAATTGCTTTCGTTTGAACTTCACTTGCCGCACAATTTGATAATGTCATCAGCAGGCATACTTGCTTTGATGGCTTCTGTCTTACATGTACCTTTTGCGTTCTCGGACACTATGACAGGTGAGAACATACCTACAACAAGAACCATGAGAAAAATCATTGCCCACTTATCCATTACTTTGCTCCTTCAACTGCAATAGCTTTTGTTTTCTCTACGCCGTTGTCAAGCATTTTAGCAATACCTGAGAAGCCTACAGTAGACACAACGATACCAAAGATTGTACCAAGAATAAAATTACGCATTTTCGATCTCCTTTACAGTAAAGCCTTGTTCAGCCAAAATGTCTGCCTCGTATCGGTCAGAGCAATTGAACAAGAATAAATCACCATCATAGATTTCAAACATTTTCAATTACCTTTACACGATTAAGTTGAGTTGCATTATCTCGGTGAGATTTAACCTTCCCCTCAATTGTAACATACTCTCCGATTTTTAACTCACCTTTGTGAGCAAAAAACAACACCTGATCTTCTTTAGTCAAACCAGTGTAGTACCAAGTGTTCCATTTCTCTGACCAAATGCGTTTAACAAGTTCGATGGTTTCATTAACCGTGTCACCTTCTGCACCGATTAGTCCACCTTGTGCCCATTTGATTTTACGTTCAACATTATCACGTTCGGTCATCTTTGCGTATGTTGCAGGTAAACTTGCAATCGTGCCGATGCCTAGATTGTTGGTAATCGTTTCATTACCCGCAATTTCCATTGTATTACGCAAGAAGGGACTGAGAGTTTGACCTTCAAGTAGTTTAAAAGTAATGCCCTTGAAGTATAAGCGCATCTTGCGACCTTCTTCAAGGTCAGCTTCAAGTAGTGGAACATTGTCTTGCAACAGTTGTTCCATCAATTGCCTATTAGTGCTTTGATTAGTGCCTGGTGCAATTGCTTTTACATAACCTTTGTTGGCACGAAACGCAACAACAGCCGCACCCCACACTCGGTCGGCATCATAGCTGAAAGCTGGTTTCTTGGGTGCGGCTCTACGATACGCACTTTTGTTACGATAGAGGTAAGTCTTTTTATTAGTTTCCTCGTCATAGTCATCGGCGTGACCAAGACGGCGAACTTCTTCGCTAGTCATGTTTGATACGTCAATAAAACCAGGCATCTTATTTCCTTACAGATAGTGTTCGTAAGCCATTTCGTTGACTACATCCGGATTGTCTTCGGTGAGTTGTTCGAGTTCTTCATCGGACAATTCTTCTAGCGTATCTTTAAAGACAGCATGAGAAAAATATGCATCACAAAAATCTGGGTAATCACGGCTATCAACACCGTCAATCTCAACATCAACAACAACACGACCTTTTAACAACATATAATTCCTTTTCATTCAATACAAGTATTATACGCCCAAAATGATTATTTGTCAAATTATTTTACACGATAAATGATAGCATCTTGCTTGGTTTGAACTTTTTCAATACCTTCCAAATGCCAATCTTGCTCAAGCAAACGCAAATTCTTACGGTCACGTATCATTGGCTTGTGAACTTTCACACGAATCCATTTTTGACAGTTATCAATAGTAACGGCTTCGCAAGCATAGACCATTTCAAGGGCTAGCTTGACACGTTCGGCTTTTAGTTTTTGACTATCAGTAAAACGACTTGCATTGACTGCGCTTTTCATACTTGCATCACGTGCGGCAAAGAATGCAAAACGACCAGCTGATTTGTGTTCTGTTTCAGTTACAACCATGTGATGCTCCTTTAATCAATCAATAAGTCAATTGTATAGCCAAAGTGATTTATTGTCAAGTTTCGGGAATTATTATTTTGTAGTACTAAAGTATTCATCCAGGGAGCCATGATTTCCTTCTTGTTTTTCAACGCTGACAGGAAGAAGGAACGTACATCATCGGGTATTTCTTTGTTGAGAATTTGACTAATCTGTGACAAAACTTTCTCAGGGTCTGTTACGATATCTTCAAGTTTGATTTCATGTCTAGGGCAATTATCATTGTTGATTCGTTTTTCTAATTCAACAAACAACCCGTTCAATGGTTCTTTTGCACCAATATGTTTATGACTGACTAAAACATGTCTAGCCCAACGTTCGGGCGTGATATCTTCTTTACATGATATGTCACCTTCACCGACCCAATGTCTTTTCCAATCAGTGAAGTTAGAGGGTGTTAATTTACGAACGTGTGAAAGAAAATGTGAGGTCATCGTCCAAGCAAAACCTCCATGACCATATGAAACAATGATTGCAGTTTGATGGTCAGATAATGGTTTGCTCACGTTGTATGTAGCTGAAACTCCTAGCTTGTGAAATGTTTCAACTAGAAAAGGATCGACGGCACCACTGATACCTATTATTGAGTACTGTTCCATGCATTATTTAGCGAACCAATATTTAACAATATTCTCAGCAGGCTTTCCTCTAATGCTTTGTGATAGATTAGGAAATCCCTCTGATCCAGCAGTCAATGTATCAGTATGCCAATATCCTGTACTGAAATTAACTCCATACGTTTTGAAATATGTTTGTTCTTTGATAGCTTGAAATGCACCTTCAACTGCTAATGCTTGAATACTAAAATCAGTTACGTAAGTATTCTGAATACAATTATTAACACAAAAGCCATCTTCAACCCAACCTTGACTTAATGCTTTATCTCGGCTTTGAATGTTAAAGTCCCAAATGACAGGGATATTAGCAGGAAGCATATTTGAGTACAAACTAAAATCTAAATACTTCCCGATAATCGCATCACGGTATCTATCTTTCAATAGACTAACTGAGATATTACTATCGTCAACAAAACTCCAATTACTAGGACTCAATGGAATTACAATAGCATCAACTTTTTCAATGATGCGTCTGTCATAGAATCGAGGAGTACCCATGAATAGTTTTCCGTTGAATACTGTGCGAATGTCATCAATGATACTGATAAACTCTAATGTAGCTGATTCAGTATATGTGGTGACGATAGGATAATGAAACGCACTCCATTGAATATACAAATTGTCAACACTATTCGTATTACTGAATCTAGCCATGTCCATAATGATATTATGCCAGCCACGTAATACTCTGAGCATTTCAGCCTCGGTCGGGTTCGTTGTATTGATTTGATTACCGAGACTGTCATTCGGCCACAACTGCCATACTAATGTTACTTTAATATTTCTACTGTGAGCCTCTTGAATAAACCAAATCAATTCATTCTTGGGAATTTGCCAACTAGCTTCATTGCTAGTCCAAACAGCGTCATTGAAATTAGTTACCGGACCATATTGGTAAATCTCTACAGTATCGACATTATCAATTTGAAGTTTGTCTAGTGTTTTCTTGTAAAGTAAACGTGAATGTTCTGCTACTGTATTACATCCGTTATTATCACCAGGGTAATAATCTTTCACACCTATGCTACGCATCACGTTATTAGCAAAACGTTGGGTGGGTGTGGGAATTAAATTTGACCCATTGTAGTCATTGGGATAAGTCGTTGAATATGTTTTAAGTGTGCAACTTACAACTGATGTTGCAACTGCACCTGAAGTGCCACCACCGCCTCCACCGCATGCTGAAAGTAATAGAGTAGCAATTAAAAATAATGTACGCATAGGAAAACCCATAGTGTGTCTGTATTGCATTATGACACACTATGGGGTTTATTGTCAAATAATAAAAAGTATTACTTTTTACTTTGTCCTTGGTTTACAAATGTATACATTTTTTCAGCAGTTTCTAGGATCTTATCTAGACCAGGAAACTCTGGCATTGCAACTGTATTAACAATTTGACCTGTCTTTTCGTCACGTGTAGCAGTCATTTCCCAACCTTGATACTTCATAGAGTATTCTGATTGAACCATGTCTTTAGCCATTGCTAGAATGTCTGTGCGGATTTCATATCCGTTTTTGTTGAATTTTACTTCTGGTAGTTTTGGTGTTAAGTCTGACATTTTTTTCTCCTGTGTGTAATTATGTCTGTTTTACGATTTTTAATCAATCGAAATGGTGAGAAGGATTGATCCACAAACTTGCGAGTTTACCTCGTAGTCTATTAATCTCACTTACTATCTCAGCCTGCTCTTTGAACAACTGTGTGTTCACTTCTACAAAGTTAGGCTCTGGAACTTCAATAGCTGCCGTTCTTTCACCATCACCTTTGTCTCTAGTTTTCAACTCATGCTTTTGAGCAAGGTGTTGAATAACTCTGTTGTTCTCAATACAGTGCATGTAAACTTCTGGTATTGAATGAAACTTAGACCATACAAGCATTTCTTTCATCAACATGTTTGCAACGCCTTGACGTTGATATTCAACATCAACTGACACTGCAAGTTCCCATGAACCATCTTGATTCTTTGCCATGTGACCCCAGCCAACACGACTATCATCATTTCTAGCAAACCACAATTCGTGGTCTTTAGGATGATAACACATCTGTAAGATAAATTGGTCTATGTTATAGTCACTTGCGTGATAACCAAAGCGAGAATAACGATCCTCTTCACTAAGGTTCTTCAAGTGTCTAGCATAGTCACTAATCTTATAGATGTTGCCGTGCTGAACAGTAATCATTTAAATTTCACCTCTAGAAACTTTGAGGTTGTATTCAGCAGTCAAACGGTCAACATCACCTGAATGTTGTGGATTGTTATCTGCGATATATTGCTCAAGGCTAGAACCATAAGAACTAGCCTTAGCAGACTTTGCCACATACACCCCGGCTACTGCTAAGACTAGCATTAGTAGGATGATGAACATATTACTTAGCCTTCTTACTTGTTGGCTTAGCGCAAGCGGCTGTAGGGAAGTATGATTGCAATGTCTCAGCAAACTTTACATAAGGTGTGCGGTCTGTGAAAACTTCAGTTACTTTAGTGAAAGCAACAGAGCCAGCAGTGATAGCGTCTTTTGTGTATTGAGTTTGTGCGTCAACGAAACTGTTCAAAGCACTTTTGATTTGCTCTTGTGGAACGAAAGTGGAAACGAATTGCTTTTTAGCAGATTGAACGCCGTCTACGGCTTGGAATGCGAATGAATTAAACATAATTTTCTCCTGTGTTAATGTGTGTTTAAAAATCAGTTTTTACAGAACTGTAACTGACATAGTATTTAGTGCCTATGTAACTCTATTATAATATATTTCTTTATATTTTTTTAGAGCTTTGACTCTAGCCAAAAATAGTCGAAATTTAATCTCATCTGAGAGTTCCATATCGTCTATCTCATCTTCCAATTCATTGAATCGGTGTTCTCTGCGATAGAACGTTATTAGATCCTCGTCATCAATAGTGCTGTTTGGGTCAGCACCACTGATGATTAGAGATTTTCTAAGAGGATTACTTCTTAGGAGTTTCGGCTTGGGGACTTTTGGTAGCGTCTGCTTTAGTGGCAGACTTGTCCTCTTTCTTCTTAGCCAATTTCATTTCTGTCTTTGGTGCTTCTGCTTTAGCGGGTGCTGGTGCAGTTGCTGGTGCGGCCGCAGGGGCAGTAACAGCAGGTTTGGCTTCTACTTTCTTTTCTTCCTTTTTAGCAGGTTCTGCGGCGAACGCTGATACTGCAACTAAAGAAGCGATTAGAGTAACGATTGATTTCATGGTAATTTCCTTTTAAAAATACTACAATTATCTGTAGTATATATTTAACGCTACAGGTATCGTTAGCGTTGACATAAATACTAGATGTTATACATTTCTTATCAAGGTATTTTCGATGGTACAAACTATGAAGATGCGAACACACCAAACCAAATCGGCAAAGCGTTCAATTCGGGTTATTCCTGCATGGTTGACGTATGGCGTGTAGATAATAAAGTGTACTTAGGTTCTTATGAACCAACCATAGAGGTTACCGAACACTACATTCAAGGTAATAGATTTTGGTTAAACGCTAGAAACACTGACATGCAAGAATGGTTATCTACACAACCTGCAAAATTATATCCACATTACTTTTGGTTCACTACACCAAATGAACCTACTACAGTTAGTAGTGGTCAGTTATGGACACCAGGTACGGTAGCAATTAACGAATCAAGTATTGTAGTATTACCAGAAATTGAAGACCGTGGAATGCTAAGTACAGTTCATTTACGATGCTATGGTGTTTGTAGTACATACTTGAATTTCATCAAACGTATGCGTAATGAAGGTGCCTGGTATTAATTCCTAGATTTTACTGATTCTAAGTAACTGTGAATGTCTCCGTAAATTTGCATTAGCATTGCAATTTTACTATCGTAAAGTCTAATGTATGCTTTACTCTTTTTTAGTTCGTCTTTGTTCACACCTATATAATATGGACATTTTATTTTCTTACTACAGTCCATAATAAACTTGTGCCAGTTTGATTGAGTTACTGTGATTGGTAAATCAAAGTATTCTATCTCTGCTTGACGAAAACACAAGTCGCCCAATGGACTTAACCTAAGCCCTTCGCTTGACTTAGTGAACCACCACTCGTTTATTATTCTTTCAATAGGCTCGTTTGTAGGCACTAGCTGTGCTAATACTGCCTCGGTAATAGTCTGTTTGACTGATTTTTTACTCATCTGGGTACACGACTGTACCATTATTCATAAACACAACAGTGAACTTGTCTGTTTTAAACTGTCTGTTTAATTTTCTACAGAGGTTTCTAGCATGACCTGGATTACTGAAACTTGTTTTCTTATACTTAGGTGTTGCTTCACTATCTAAGTAATGTTGGCTTTTTAGATTGATTGGTTGACCGTCATAGAACACTGCCCAAATACCTGACGCTTCAACAATTTGGTCACATTTGTATGTTTGCTTATCTACTATTTCTAGTAATACTTTTGGTTGTGTTCTACTCATTTAAACGTTCCCCCTGATACTGATATTTGTATTACCTCCTCAGGGGCATCTTTCATTGATTCTAACTGGTCTGCTAACAACTTAGCCAGTTCATCACGTAAGCCACGGGCATCAGACATAGGTATCACAACATCCTTACCTTGTCTAGTCTCAATATAGCTAACTTTATCGATGAACTTCTTTATTTGAATCATTACTTATTTATGCTATTTTTTGCTTCATTTTCGGTTTTAAAAGGCCCCTCGTATGGATAACGCTGGATAAAAATGTATTTTGGGCAAAAAACTACAGAAGGTTCAGTACCTTGTTGTAAAGAATACCAACCTGCCGCATGATAACATTTTGATTTGGGTGTTTTAGTGAATAAATGTATTTTGCGTTTAATATCCAACACTGAGTTATAAACTTTCTTAGTTGTTGGAAATTCACTGAAAGGCGTGGCAGGAGTTACCTTTTCTTTCTTAGCTGTTTGAAATTCAATATGAACTTGCTTTTGGATAGCGGATGTGTTCTTGTAATGAGACTTATTGCCGTTCAGTTTTACTTCAAAACCTGATCCATCAGCAATAACATTACCTACTTTTTCTTTTCCGTTTGTTACTATCCAAAACTGGTTTTTTACTACTGGTTTTGCTATTAGTGTGTTTGTCATCTATTTCCTCTTTGTCGTATGACGTTAGTTTTTTAACGTCTTTGTGCTTTACAATTATAACTGTACGCACTTCATTTTCATACATGATTGGTAAATCCAAATGTATGCTGAGTCTAGGACCCTCCAATTCACTTACAAGTGTGTCGTTGCCAACACTACCTATAAATGGAATTTTATTCCAATGACCAAATACTCTTTCACCGAATTCATATTTAGCATGGTATCTATTTTGGGCAAAATATTCTGTAAGTGTCATGTTACATCCAGTTGTGGCAGGTATACTTGTTAAGGTATCTCATACTTGCATTGTCCGTACCAAAATGACGTTTGTAAAACATCTTATAGGCATTTGCCCATTGTTTTCTTATTGGGGCAGGAGCATGGCATGCAAGATAATGCAATCTAGTAAAACGTTTAGAAAGTTGTTGCTGGTGAGTAGACCAAATTGCCGGATACCATTCTACCCGTGTTTGCCAATTGTAGTTTTCTGAGCGCCCGGTCTTAAGGCGTTGCTTCATAACATACGTTTTTGACAAATCTTGTGGTCTAAATTTATTCAACATTTAATTTCTCTAGTTCAGATTTTAAGCGGTTGCGAAAAGAATCTTCTCCGTCATCTCCTGATACAAGCCAGTCAATGCGTTGAGCATAGATATGTGCTTGTCTTAAGATAAGTAAACCTTGCTTGAATTCTTTTATTGTTTCTGGAGAAAAATGACAGCCCTTAATATCACCGTAACGGTCTTTTTCATCATTGTCATTATCAATGATTAACTGTTCAACTTCGTCAGCAATGTAACCTATTTCCCATTGCTTGTATTGAAAATGTCCACCACTCATACAACCATCCGTGCGATTAATAGATATGTTAAGTAATGTGCAAGTTGGTCAAGACCTAAATGATTCCAAAAAGCAGGGGTCTTAATATCACGATTACCGTAATTCATTTTGATCCAATCAACATGATAATGAATAGTGAAATCTAAGAATCCTAGAGCCATTGCGTATGCAAAGTAGTTATAAGCAGAACCACCAGTGATTGCGAGAATACACATAACAGTAGCAATACCATGTTTTGCTGAATGTCCGATTCCGATAGGATCACCATAAATGCCTTTGCTTGCTACTTCTTCGTTGGTTTGATCCACAAAGTCAATATACCAATGTTTAATAAAAAGCAGTGCTAGCAAAAACAAGATTGAATCAATCATTACTTTCTCCGAAAATATACGCTTTCATTTTGCGTTCTGTTGTTTCTTCGTCCTTCATGGCGCAATCAAAACAAATTTCTTCGTTGTTTGGGCCATACGGACGACATTCTTCAATCACCCCACACATTTCACAACGTTGCGGGGATTCCTCTTGAATAATGCCTAGTCCGCTCATTTTACTTACCTACGTTGAGCATCATACCTTGACTACCATTGACCACTGTGTTGGGCATTTTGCCGTCCCACTTTTCGATCCATTGTAGTTGCACGTATTGTTGACCACCTTGACTTTGAATAGCACTTGCTTGAATTGCAATAGCTTTGGCTTCACCTTCAGCTTGTGCGATACGACTTGCGGCTTCAACTTTAATACGTTCCAAGTCTTGTTCAGCCTTTTGTTTTTGCTGTGTTGCAATAACTTTTTGCTCAATAGCTTCTTGGTAACTCTTACTAAAGCCAAAGTTAACTAGACTTACGTTATCAATTTGAATGTCAAACTGTGCAACCTTCACACGAACATGTTCAAGGATTTTCTGTGATACTTCATCACGTTTTGTAATCAATTCCTCACTTGTATAGTGACCAGTGATAGACTTGAATGCTTCGTTCAAGCTAGGTGCAAGAACCTTGTCAACTACGTTAAGACCAAAGTCACGATAGATAACAGCTACCTTCTCTGGACTCAAGTGATAGTTGGTTGTGATATCAGTGTGAACTTGTTGCAAGTCTTTAGTACCTGCCGCCGCACCTTCATACGTTGCACGTTGAATTTGTACGTTCACGTTTTTAACACTTGAGATAGGGTTAACAAACTGCCAACCACTTTCTAAAACAACTGGGTTAACAGTACCCATTGTTACTTGAACACCACGATGACCGGCTGGAACAACAGTGATTGATTCAAACGCAATTACAACAATCATAAACAAAAGACCACCTGCAAAGCCAGGGCTCGCTTTTTGTAAAAACAATTTACTTGCTACTGTTGCGGCAATCAATACAAGAATGCTGATAAAAATTAAAAACATGAAAAATCCTTTTAAAGGTTGATAATAAAGAAACTACAGTATACAACGGGGTGCGGCATTTGTCAACCGCTTAGTTTTTCCCAAACGTAATCTTTTTCTTTGACACACGCTACTGTTTTAAGGTAACCATCAGTCATTGCTCTCTGAATAGCTAATTTAAGATTAGCAGGACACACATCTGAGATTTCAATGTATGCACGAGGTGACAACTTAGTACCGTCGGTTATGTAGAAGTCATAATCACCTTGACGAATCGCTCTAATCTTAGTGTCGTTTTCAACAAAGGTCATTACCAACTCTCCACATCAGTGATATCCACAGTTGTGGGCTTATTAAGCAATTCACATTTTACTTTGATGATAGGGCCGATACCACTTGAGTTATCTTGCTCAATGGTAAATTCTTCCACTTCTTTAAAATGTAGAACAATATCAATTAAGTCTTGAACTTGTTTGCGATTAAGTGTGATTGATTTCATTTTTTTAATTCGTCCCACATTAACTTTTTAGCACGAGCATCTAACTCTTTTTTCTCAAGGTCAAGCATTTCCCATGCCATGACGTTCATCCATTTTGCTAATGCTTCTTTGCCTTTATCAGTTAAGTGGCTATAATCTCTACCAACAGCACTGTGATAGTACATTTCTCGGTCTTTGATAATCTCAAATAGCCCTGCGTAGATTTGTTTATGTAGTATGTGATTCATGTAATGCGCCTTCGTATGTGCAATTGAGCCACTTACTATAAGTTTGAGCATTTTCAGCAATTTTATTAAGGTCATATTTTCCGCAGAATTTCATAAAGTGAATGCCTACTTGTGGTGTATTTTGTGTTCTAACAGAATCACGAATACGTTGGTCAACTTCAGCCTTAATGTCATCAGGCTGTGCAGTCAAATCAATTAACATTCTGTTGCGTTTGTAATCATCAAGAACCTTGTGTTGAACATTATTGTGGTCAACCCAAGTTTGCAACATGAAGTTATTCCAATTAAAACCTTGTTTGTTACGATCCTCAAATGCTTCTTTGATGCCAATTTTGTTTTTAGTACCAACCTCACGCACACCTGGATATGCACTGAATACGTTGTCGCCACCGTCGCCTCGAATAATCTTTTTAAACAAGAGATATTCAGGACTGTCTTCTAATAGTTTAGGATTCTTTTGTTTGTCTAATGCTGGTTTGCCGTTATCTTTGAAATATCCATTGAGCGTGATAAGTTCATTTGTGACTCCATTGTATTGGAACACCTTATCACTAACAAGCTGAACATAATCGGAATCAGTAGAAATAATGTAATGCGTGTCATTTGGGTGTAAGTGAATAAAACGGGCAATCAAGTCATCTGCCTCAGCACGTTCGTGCCGAAGAACAGAAACGTTGGTTTTTTCTTTGAGAAAGGTAGTAAAAGCCTCGTATGTTTCCCAGAACATTTCATTTTCTTCTTTTTCAGCCTGGGTAACAGACATAGCATCAACGATACGATTTTTCTTGTAAGGTTCGTACACATCCTTACGCCATGAGCGACCCTCAAGACAGAATACAACGTGATCGATTCCATAGTTACGCACAGCCATGTTAACTGATGCGAACGTTAGATGTAGTGCCATGCCAATCTTTTCCCAAGTATCACTGTTACGTGATGCAACGTGACGGGCACGAAAGAAAGTATTAGCAGTATCAATGAGAGCGTATTTTTTCATGCGTTAAGTATACTACTATTTTGATTTATTGTCAAATGATTTTTGGGCAATAGATTAGCTCACTTCCGTCCTACCATCGCCTATGTCTCTAGTCTGAACCACTCTCATTTCAGCACGATAACGGTTCTCTGGATCCGCTTGCTGTTGTTCATACATTTCAAGTGCAACATTGCGACATACCTGAGTCCACCAGCGGTCTACTATCTCAGCATCCGTATCTTCCTTTTTCATCATGTAGCCTGCTTTAACCAATCGTGCTACAAAAATTTCATTGAAGTCAAGTTCAAACGCTCCTGAGTTAATATCACTAGGATCAATATCCATACTCACTACAGTGACGTATGGTTCACCTGCTTGTGTCGCTAACTCTTTAGGAGAAAGTTTCTTTTCTTTCTTGGGCGCTGGTGGGGTCTTCTGAGGATCAGGTAATGCCTTCTTTTTAAATAGTCTGTCAAATAATCCCATTTTGTTTTGCTCTTTCGTATACTTTATAACTTGCAAGGTTCTTAGCCTTTGATTCGCACATGATATCAAAGTTATCTAAGAATGTCAAAGCCCAATCGTTAACACTGTCGTTCCAATAGTAATCACTATGGGCACGTAGTTTTTGTTTGCTAAAACCTTCTAGAAGCAAAGACTCCATGACTGGGCTAGTGTTAGTGGCATGACCGACAAGTACATCTTCACGACTAACACTATAATGGAGAGTAGGCCTAATACCGCGCCAACTATCCACCACACGCTGAACACTGTCATCAGATGATTGTATGTATGACCCTTCACGCACCCAAAAGTGATGTATGTCCAACACAGTAGGGACCAAGTCAGAAAGGCTAAGGCAATCATCGAGACCATATGTATATTCCTCGTTTTCTAGTGTCAATGAGTTTCGTGCTTCAGGCGATAAACGTCCAAATACATCTCTAATGCCTTGGGGGCCTTTACGACCTGAGATATGGACATTGATTTTAATATCCTGAAATTCTCTGCCGTATCCCATCCACTTAGCCATATCGACATGGTACTCAAACTCCTCAATACTCTTATTTACTACCTCAGGACGGTCGCTTGCAAGAACTACAAATTGGTCAGGGTGAAAGGACAAACGCACATTGTTTTGTCGTGCAGTCTCACCTAGCGGTGCAAACCAACGAGCTAGCATATCCTGTGTATTTTGACTTTGCCAGAAGTCAGTGTAATCTTCGTGTGTGTAAAAACTAAGCATATCACTAGTGATACGCAACATGCGTAGTTCGGTCGGTAGTGTTGCAACTTTTTTGATTAAGTTGTGTGTGTTGACAATGTTAGTTTTAGCAACATCGATAATTTTTTCTTCTACTACATTGTGATTGTTGCGCTTTGCCCATGCCATAGTAGTACCGCCAGTGTTGAGACCCTCAGTACTAGCGATTTCGCCCTTTTTGTTGATTTCGGCCCACTTGCAAGCGAAACCAATACGTTTGTGTGCAATGTCAAAAGAGTGCATAAGATAATGGAATGATAAATAATAGATATAGTGTATCACAATTACGCAATAAAGTCAACTATTTACGGATTAACGATATGAAAATCAGACAATTAATGGAAGGCACTGAGCCAAACATGCCAGGAGCCCCAAAAGGCATCCAAATTATGACACCTCAGCAATTCGTTGCTAAAGCTGGTGATATGCCCGGAGAAGAAAAGATAGACGAATTTGCACCTCCTGGTGGCGATGACCGTGAACCTGACGAGGAAGAAGTATTACGCAAATTAGCCGCACAGTGGTGGAACGGTACCGAACAACAAATGGATAAAGCCCAAAAAACATTAGAAGTAATGGGTTGGGAAATTGGCCCTGATGAGTCCGGTGATGATGATGCCGGAGTATATGTATATCGTATTGGGGACGATGACGGTAGAGATACAATAGCATTTAGACATAGTGAATTAGATTTAGATGAAGGTCAACAACATCTATTAAGAATCCGCGAACTATCTGGCTTAGATGAAGCAACTAAACTACCAGCACAAAGTCGTGAATTTGGTGGTGATGAATTTCAAGACTACATGAAACGTATCGTTGGTACACCTGATCTTGACAAAGAAGGTAACGTTAAAGTAGATAAGAAGGGCATTGAAAAATATAAATCTGGTAAAACAAAATCAGACAGATATAAAATGCCTTATATCCATCGTTCAAGCGTAATTGAATACTTAGGACCAGATGGAAAGACATACAGTGAAGATAAAATCAAACAAGCATTAGCAGAACGTCCAAAGAAGTTACTAAAACAAAACGAAAAGATGAAGCACAGTAATGGAGAGTTTGAACAATTCTTCAACGTTGGCTTTGCGGCATTAACAGGTATTGCATTAGATGAAGATACAAACAAACTAATCATTGTTAATACATGTCCTGGAGCTGGTTCATGTAAAGTTGATTGTTTCGCTATGAAGGGCGGTAAAGTTCAATTCAAAGCCGCTTGGTTAAGTGATGGTCGTATCTTAACATATCTATTGAATGACCCAGACGGTTTCTTCAATCAATTAAGTAATGAGATTTCCGCGGAAGAAGCCGCAGGTAAAAAGGGTGATAAAAAGTTTCCTAATGGTTGGCAAACAACAATTCGTTGGCATGACGCCGGTGACTTCTTTAGTCCAGAATATTTAGACTTAGCATTAAAGATGGCCGCAAAGCACCCTGATACTAAGTTCTATGCGTACACAAAGATGGCCGGTGCCGCATTAGCTAAGAAGCCAGCCAACTTCATTATCAACTGGAGTGAAGGTGCCCACACTTCACAAGAGAAACAAGTTAAGGCACAAGATCCATCATTAGATACAACAAAGAACAGTCGCATCGTTCCAGATGAATTGTTCCAAGATTTATTAGTTAAGGACGCAAAGAAGAACTTGGTTAAGGGGCCAGAAGGCCAATGGCAAGTGCAACCTGACAAGTTACCTGAACTAAAACAACGTCTTGCTAAACAGTATGGATTGAGTGCTAACTCTATATTGAGTTATGATGAGTACATGGCTAAACGTAAGTCAATACCTGCTGGTATGAAATACAACGTAATCGTAGCACCAGGTGAAGGTGATATCAGTGCTAACGATCCTAACATCATTGCGACACTATTATTGAAACACTAATGCGTGATATTATTCAGTTACTTGAGGATAAAAGTAAACCTCAAGATATAGAAATCATTGCTCTGAACTTTGAGCCAAAAGAAGTAAGTCCGGTTATGTCTAAAGACACACTTGATTTGCACTATGGCAAGTTAGCGCATGGTTATGCTGAACGATATAACAAAAAAGAAGGCGACAGAGAATTTAATTATGCAGGAGCATTCTTACATAATACATTGTTCCCTCAATTCCGCGAGTTAAGAAACAACAACAAACCAAACGGTCCTATCGAAGGATTTATTAAAAGACATTTTGGTTCATGGGAAGATTTCAAAGACAAATTTGAAGAAGAAGCAATGAAAATTGAAGGTAGTGGTTGGGTCTACTTAGCATACGACGGTTCAATCAAGACCATTAAAAACCATGAAGTTCGCAACGACATACTACTTTTAGTTGATTGGTGGGAACATGCTTGGATACTTGATTATGGCTCAGACAAGAAAAAGTATCTGAAAGAACAGTGGAAGATTATTAACTGGAACGTTGTCAACACACGATGGGGTAAGAGTTTATAAAATAGTAATTTATCCGCAATAAATAATTTTATGAATAAATTATCAATTTCGGAAGATGACTGTAATTTAATAACCAATAGCGAATATTTCTGCCCAGCCCCGTTCTCAAATAAACACATAAACACAGATGGCACTGTTAGCCCATGTTGTGTAATAAATAGAACCCAACCTCTACTACATTATTCAGACCCGAATTCTTATAATTCTAATCAGATAAAACAGATGAGGGAAAATATAATTAACATCAAACCATCTGTAGAGTGCAAAAGATGCTACGAAACAGAACGCACTGGAATTAGGTCTTACCGTCAAGGTATGGTAGAACAATTCAAAAAAGATTTTATAAAAAATACCAAAGATAATATCAACCTTGATTATTCTTTAGACAATCCAAAAATATTATATTTGGATTTAATGATTGATAATACATGTAATCTCAGATGTAGATACTGTAGCAGTGTGTTTAGTTCTAGTTGGAGTAATGAGACAGCATCACTATTCAAAGAAATACCTGTTTTTAAAAAAATAATGCGTAGACCTATTCATATGAAAAGGTTAACTGGTTTAGAAAATATTGAATCAATCAAAAACGACTTACGAACTGTTGAAAAAATATACTTTGCAGGTGGTGAACCGCTTGTAAATGACGTTCATTATCAAATTTTGGAATATTTAATTGACAACGGAAAAACTGATGTAGAAATAAACTATTCTACAAATTTTACAAATATCAAAAGAGTAATAAATTATTGGAGTAAATTTACAAATTTACGTGTGGGTGCTAGTTTAGATGCTAATTACAAGCGAGGAGAATACATACGAAAAAATCTAGTATGGAATGATATTGTAAAAAACAGAGAACTTATGATTGAAAAACTACCTAATGTAAAATTTTCAATAAATTCTACTATAAACATATTCAACGCATATAACATAGTTGATTTCCATCGTGAATGGATAGATAAAAAATTAATAGGACCTTATGATTTTTTCATATATTCTATTGTGTCTAACCCTGAACATTACGATATTAAAAATCTACCAAAACATCATAAAGATAATTTGTCTAAAATATACAAAGACCATATTGAATACTTACGTACATTACCCAGTGCCAATACTAATTGGTATTTTCCTGAATTTAATAGTAATACACACCCGGACTTTACGATACAGTCATTTAATGGTATTTTAGGTAGATTGAACCTTGATGCAGAAGATTTTACTAGTTACTGGGAAGTAGATAAATGGCTCGATGCGAATAGGAACGAGTCCTTCGTTGAAATTTTTCCTGAATATTCGGACTTTGAAACGTTTTTTAGATAAATACTAGATGAGAGCAAGTGAGTTTATCAAAGAAGAAGCTAGAATTATCGATGAGATGCCGCTACCTGCGGATTGGGATCCTGCATCAATGCGTCAGCAAGCTACTACGTTCAAAAGTCGTTTAGCCTATGCGTTAGAACGTGCTAAAAAATTAGGCACCGGATCAAGTCGTGTTGCTACTGTTATTGAGTATGAAGGTCGTCCTACTGTATTAAAGATTGCTAAGAATCAAAAAGGTCTAGCACAGAACAGTGTTGAGGCAGATATTCTTAGTGATGGATATGCAAAACAGTTAGGTATACTAATACCAATCATTGACTATGATGAAGAAAATCGTGAACCTAGTTGGATTCACACTGAAATGGCCACTAAAGCTAGTGAGAAACAATTGTGTAACATAATGAAATGTTATGGTCTTGTTGATTTAGTTATGGCCGCACAAGCTCAATTAAATGAATATGGACAACGTTCACGTAGTGTACTGGACGACATTCTTGAAAAAAATCAGTTCTATGGTAACAGTGAAGATGACAATGAAATCTTCCTGCAATATGTTAACGACTTCGCTGACTTGAAGAATTCGTTTGATGTTGAATTGGGTGATTTTAACAGAGCCGCTAATTGGGGCATGTATCAAGGTAAACCAGTTGTAGTTGATGTGGGATTCAACAGCAATGTTATGAATCAATATTATCGTTAAACTTTTAACAACTCTTCCATCGTATACAAGTTACGCATATAAGGTGAAACATCTTCTAATACAGAAACAGCAAGATCACCTTTTCTTCTAGGTCCATACTTTACATCAAAGTCACAATCGTTTACTTCCATAAATTTATTGACAATTTCACGAACAGTATATCCAACACCATGTCCCAATGATTCAACACTATTACTTGGTTTCTCTATTGCTTGCTTTAATGCATCACAAATCTCATTGACATGTACATAGTCACGAATACAAGTTCCATCAGGACTTGCATCATAGTCCTTACCGAAAATAGTGAATTCTCCTGTTTCTCGGGCCTTCATTAAATTGTACATTAATCCATCGGGGTTAGTGGGAGCCACGACGGTGCTTCCAATAACATTATAAAATCTAAAGATTGTATATGGTGTCGGGCGATGGGTTGTACAATATTCTCCAACTACATCTTCTGCGGCTCTTTTGCTAATACCGTATGCACTCTCACATCCAACTGCGGCACCTGTACTAGCAAAGATAAAGTTCTTTGTCTTGATTTTGTTAATCACATTCATTGTACCATTCAAGTTTGTGATGTAATACTGAATGGGTATTTGTTCGCTCTCACCCACATTAACTAATGCGGCTAAGTGAATAACGGCATCATATTCTTCTTCAATATTAAACAATTTACGAATGTCAATCGTGTGATGCGTCTTGGGGAGTAGTTGCGGTGGATTAATGTCAAGCCCATGAACTTCATATTCATCTTGTAACATCTTAGTCAGATGACTACCGATATATCCCGAGTTGCCTGTAATTAAAATCTTTTTCATAGTCCCTCAAATAAGTTAGTTTCTTCTTCGTCTGGTACAAAGGTAGCATCTTTTGATAGATAAGTGTGATTGTCCGTATAAATGACGTTGAATTTATGTCTATTGGTTAACACACTTTCAAAATCTTCTCTCGCTAAATGTTTACGATTTAACTCTTTGATATAGTCAGCGTATTTCACTGTTTCGTATTCATTGATTTTAGCTTGATTAGATTTTGCTTTTCTACCTTCATACCCGTCAATAAAATCAATCCAAGACTGAACAGTATCAGTGTCAATAGACTTGACATATTCTAACGCTCCTGTTTTGTAATATTTTTCTGGATTAGATGTGTCGTGTAATCTTTTTAACGTGTCAGAAACTTCATCCATGTTAGTTCTATAATAGTAGATGTGTAGGAAATTCTCAGACCAATCTTGTGTGTCTAACACTACGCTAGGCATGTGTCCTAAACATTCATAGAATGCGAACGGAAAGTTTTCACGCAAGCTAGGCATAAAAAATACTGCACAACTTTTAATAAAGTCTACTTTCTCTTGTCCAGTAATCCCTGCTTTGATTTCGTAGTCAGTGATACCATTCTCTGCAAAAGCCTTCTCGAACTTCTTTTGTCCGTTACTGTTAGTCATAACTTTGCAGGGTAATCCTGATTCTTTCATCGCTTTGATATATGCTTCTGGGTTCTTACCTTCTTCCCATCGACCAATAAACAATACACCCCTGCGTTTCTTATAACTAGGCTCTAGTAACCCACGCTCACTCAATGGCATCTGTAAAATACTTACATATTTTGAACCATGACTTTCTAATTCTATTTTGTTTTTCAGTGATTGAGTGCCGATAAAGATATCAGGAAATTCCATATGTTTGTTGTAGAAGTTGTGATAACTATCTAAGAACACATCACTACCTTGACCTGAACGGAAAATCATACTGTGTAAATGAGTATAGAAAATCACAGGGATATCTTTATTCAAAGTCATCGCATAAGCCGCACTCATTGCTTCCTGCGTGTTGCACAAAATCATGTCATAGAGATTTTCTTCAAATGCTTCTAAGATGCTGTTACGGAAATTAATAATCTTTTCAAAGTTGATTGTATCACTAAACGCAAATGTAGCAGTGTGGTCACTATAACGTAGTGGTTCTAGTGGCCAAATAATGTTGGCACCAGCAGCCTCAATCACTTTATCAAACCCACCTGTAGGAGCCTTGTCTAAAAGAATATCTACTTTCCAACCAATCCGACCACACATTTCTGTAAAACTCTTACAGAAACTACCAATGCCACCATGCGGGATAAAATGTTGGTCACTAATTAAAAACGCAATTCTTTTCTTATATGTTTTCATACCTCACCTTTTAATCTCAAAATAATAAATTCTTCTTTGCACATCCATTTATACGAATCGATAATTTGCGTATCATATCTACGAGCCTTATAACCACGATAAGCAAACTGTAGCCACATAACCTGCATTGTTTCAATACAACGTTGTGGTAACCAACAGAACTTCAGTTCCCAAGCACGAGTTTTGCGTTCGTACTCATTAAGGTCGATTTCTTGATATTCTGGAACATCGATCATTCAATTTTACCCCATTTAACTTTGAGCCATATGCGTTCGTGTATATAGTAATCTATACTTAGAAGTATGTGAATCAGAACTGAACTCCCGATTGATTCTTCTAAGTTACCAGTAAGCCAATACATTATTGGTATTGTGAGTAACCACGCTGATAAGCGATAGGTAATCATTCTAACTACTGTTCGTTTGTGTGTCTCTGCCATCATGTTCCCCATTCATTTTTAAATAATGGCACTTGCAATCTATCACTATAACGCCAGCCACGTTTCATTGCTGCCAATGCTACATTCTTTGCGTTCATTTCGTAAACACTTTCAACACCACCAACGGGCATCAAGTAGACTGGACCTTTGAATCCGCAGTTTTTGTATTCTTGTGTAGCTTTTTCAGCTTCCAATACATCTTCTTCTGAAGCCACCACGAACTTAAGGTATACAAAACCCACATCTTGGTATTGACGTATAACATTAGGCAAAATTGCTTCATTATACTTTTCTCCACTTACTGATAATTTAGGACTTACACTAAAAGTTAGTGCATTCTTTTCTCTATTTCTTTTCCAAAGTTGCAAGAATTCTTTAAATTCTTCACTCAAATGTTGTGTTCCGTTAGTCTCAAATGTTAACTCTTTGAGAGCCCTCATTTTTTCGTTCGAAAGTAATTCAGGATAGCTTCTTTGCCATCCAAGAAGTGGCTCACCCCCAGTAATAACCAAGTGTTCATCCATCCAACGACCATGAGGAAGTAAATCAATAATGCTATCGGCAATAGTATTAACATTGAGCATAGGACTAAGATGCTTGAAACGAGGGTCCCATGAAGCATATGAATCACAGCCCGTAGACACCAACGGTAAATTTTTATACTCTGTAATACTATCTGCATCAATTGTAAACCTTTCATTACTAGTTTGACCTCTAGGCATACCGAAGCCTTCACATTTGAAGTTGCACCCAAATGTTCTCAAAAACACAGAAGGAACGCCCATATAACGTCCTTCACCTTGAATGCTATAAAATAATTCAGCTATTTTTAACTCTGCCATTTCTTTCTTTCATAATTCTTTATGATAAATCAATAACCATTTCTTGTAAATAGAACTCGGAAAAATCTTCAATATATGGTACTATTGTTTTTACCAGTGTACTTACTTTCATTCTATCAGTTGGATTTTCGCCAGACGTATCTGCGGCTTTTGTATCAATCCATCCTGGAAAAACTGACATTATCAATGGTGTCTTTTTGGTGTTAGCATGTTGTCTAGCGAAAACCATTTGATTCATTTTTTCCGTATAATATTTTGATTCTTGTGTGCCCGGAACAATCAATGAAGGATCCTTTAACACCTTTTTACTATTCATGTTTACTATTAACTTTTTAAAACCCAACCAAGATGCTGTTGCCTTCTTTAATAATTCAAGTTGTGATTCACCATAAACATTATTAATAAACACATCGCACGATTTTAACTGTTCAAGTATTAAATCTTGCGTGTGACTGTCAACTACATTATAGCCATTTAGCAAATCATAACCATGTATCACATGACCTGCATTTCTTAACTGAGTGGCAAATTCTAAACCAATACCACCCATATGCCCTGTAATTACTATATTCATTTACCAATGCCTTATAACGCCTGCAACAATAAAAATATTTGTGACTATATATGTTAGCACAATGCAGGTTCTAATCAAAGCGATACGGTCAGCTTCCTGATCCGTATCACCTGATTTTTCGCCAAGGGCTTTCGCCCATAAACGCCAAATGTTCTTCATTATCCTTGGTCAGTATCGTGTATACGCTTCTTTAAGAAGTTCAATAGAACACCATATGCTGGTAAGAACACAATAATACCTACTGCAATCTTTAGGATAGTTTGACTCAATGCAATTTCACTCCAGTTAGCCGCCATGTATTCGTCTGCACTTTGATAGAATGCAACACTGAAGAATGTGTAACTATCAATAAAGTTTGCGGCAATCATTGATAATGCAGGAGCCGCCCACCATTGCTTAGTGAACTTCTCACGGACATATTGGAATACATATACATCAAGTAGTGTACCTACTAAGTATGCTGTTGCACTAGCAAAACCAATACGCAATGCTACTGATTGAGGTGCTCCCTCTAACAATACAACTGCAATACTACCTAAGATAGCAAATGGATATGCTGCCGCAATAGTTGCCCGTGCAATACCTTTACCTAGTAAACGGACTGTCAAGTCTGTTGCCAAAATAACTAATGGGAAGGTAAATGCCGCCCAAGTTAATTTAACACCTAAGATTTCAACTGGGATTGAAACCAATGCGTTTGAAATTATAATAACAATAACGTGCAATACTGCAAGCATTGCCATCATTTTCTTATCTACGTCTTTAAATAATGAAAACATTTTTACTCCTTAAATAAATCTTCATTCCACTCTCTATGACCTTCTCTGAAAGCCATATTGCTTTGAGTCTCCCGTACTTCTACACGGTAGCACCAAAGTCTTTTTGCTTCTCCCTCACCCCACATCTCAGGAATGTAAACACCATTGACATACTTGTATAGCATATCACTTAGTGCTTCACAACCTAACGCAGGCAAGACGATGATTTTAGCCATCTTCTTTTCTTGTAATAGTTTGAATGTTTCCATTTCTGGATCATCTTGTGCTACGATAAGTGTGTGGTCGAATTGATCTTCCAAGAACTTCTTCAATTCTTTTAGACCACCATAGTCGGCAGCCCAGTTACGGGCATCTAAATCGTTTGTACCGAAATAGAATTTCATACTGAAACTGTAACCATGAATTGTGTTGCAATGGCTGTCTGCACGCCATTGACGATAAGCACACGGAAACGCATCGTGGTATTCTTTTGTGCTTGTGTATTTGTATGTAATTGGATTATGCATATTTTCTCCTATGTTAATTTTAGCATAGGACGCAGAATTTATATACCGGGGTGAGCCCATAAGACCGGTTTATGTTATTTACCATTTTCAGATTCAGCTACTCTTTTTCTCAAACTAGAACTTGAGAAACTATGGTCACGAGAGTTAAACACGTGTTCTATACCTTTTTCGGTCCCTTCTTTTCTACCAGTAAAGTCCTGACTTTGATATTCGACACCGAGTATTCTAACGTCAACTGGAAGGATGAGGAGAAGGTCGATGAGGTCTTGTTCGGTTGAGTATACAACAACTTCATCAACAAAACGACACGATGCCAATTGTATTTGTCGCTCCACAATTGACTGTACAGGTTTATTCTTCGTATCTGGTCTGTCGATAGTGGGGTCAGTTTGGAGTCCTGCAATAAGGTAGTCACAATGATTTTTAGCCTCAGCCAACATAGCAATGTGCCCTGCGTGAAGTAAGTCAAAAGTTGAGAATGTAATGCCAATCTTTTTGCCTGCTTCTTTAAGTTGTTTTATCTTGTTGAATATCATCTGGTAGTATTTCTTCTATTTCTGTTTCATCTTCAAAGTAATGAACATGATAAGTTTTACCTGCATGTTCATATACATCTGTCCATGATCTTTGATTGTTACTTGATTCAATTGGTTCTACTAAAGCAAATACAGTTAACATGTGGTCATGTTCTTGACCTGTGATTTTCCTACGATTAGGACCTAGAATATGTCGCATGAACTTTTTAAGTTCTACTGGATCATTTATGATTCTTTCAGCAGCCTCTTGTATTAGTTCAACGCTTGTTTTAGTCATAACTTTAAAGTCTTCCACATTACACGCTGTTCATTCTCTTTTAAGAATTGTTCTTCATCAGCGAATGTAGGACTATCTTTCATAATCTGATCCAACATCCATTTGAGTTTATACAAATCTTTTTTGATTTCCCATTGAGTGAAACCGTCATTGTATTTGCTACTCATTTCTACACCTGCCATATAGATTTGATGATGCACTTGATTGTAGTCCATTGGTTTACGAAATCCCATCTTTCTTCTCCTTGCAGTTACAGTTACGACCTTGATTGCAGTTACCTGTACAAGCACTATCTGGTGTGTTCTTTATAGTATAAAACATGAACAAGCCCGCCACACAAAATAAAAATATGTAAACTGCTTGTTCAATAATCATTCCAAGTAATAAACTCATGTTTGAAAGAAATTCAATCATTTGCATCCTTTGTTAGCAATTTGTAAGAACTCACCACGTGCAGATGGATCTGTTTTGAAACCGCCACCCAATCGGCATGTAACTGTGCTGGATCCCGTATCTTCAACACCTCTTGATTTAACACAATAGTGTTGTGCGTCAATGAGGACTGCAACATCTTCAGTTTCAAGAATGAACTGAAGTGTGTGGAAGATTTGCTCGGTAAGACGTTCTTGGATCTGAGGTCGTTTACTAAAATACTCGACAATTCGATTAATCTTCGATAAGCCAAGGACTTTCTGCTTAGGAACATAAGCAACTGTAGCCAAGCCATCAATAACGACAAAGTGATGTTCGCAGTTACTTTGGACTGAAACGTTTCGTTCAACGACCATTTCGTTGTAGTGCATTTTGTTATCAACTGTAGTACACTTTGGAAATGCTTCATAATCTAGACCCCAGAAAATTTCATTAACATACATTTTAGCAACACGCTTAGGTGTTTCAGTTAAACTATCATCAGTTAAGTCTAATCCTAAGATACGCATGATTTCAGTGAAGTGACCTTCGATGCCTGCAATTTGATCCTTGCGGTCGATGTTGCGTTTGTTGATTGGTGTTTCTACACCCATTTTGACTAAGTGCTCATGCACTTGTTGACCCAACTCAGGGTCGGTTTTTGTTTTGTTATAACTCATAGAATCCTTCCTTACGCGGATATGAAAATTGAAATGTGCTACCGTTGTGTAGCACATGTATTTATACTCAGTTGTCGAGTTCTTTAGAATTCCACTCTTTGATTACGGCGATCATTTCTTCTTCCGTGTTGCAAAGAATTTTACAATTCTTCCAATCTGAATCTGAATCACGACCTCCGATTTCTACCATAAAACCGTTATCATACCGATTGACACTGATAGATTCATTTACTTTTGCGAGTTTGTTTAGTTTTGACATTTTATTTTGCCTTCGCTTCTTTACGTGCAGTTTTTTCAGCAGTAATTTCATTACGGCGAGCCTTAACTGCTTTCGCTAGTTCTGCTAATGCTTTGCGGGCACGTGTACCTGCGGCATTGTTGCCCTTTTCAAATTTTTCACTCTCTGCTAAATATGCTTCCAAGTGTGTGTTGATATCGTTATGTGCGCTCATTTTTTCTCCTTTGATTTACGCTTTGGTTTTGGTTTTGCTTTCGCTTCTTCTGTTTCTACAGAGGCAATTGCTTCTCTTACTGCTTCCAATAATGCTTCATCGTCCCAAACAAGTTCAGTTGAACCATCTTCAAAAGTCTTTACGGTCAGGTGTTGACCTTGACTAATTACGGGCCAACCACCTGATGGTTCGTTAGCCAATACTTCTTTTTTCTTTCGTGCCATTATTCTTCCTCCTTAGTGCCTTCTTGTGGTCTAGTGAAGGGCCATTTTGCTCTTTCTTCTACAATAGGTGCAAGTTCAGGTAAGACTTCTTCTTCTGGTTGACCAGTGTGAATAATTTGTTCTTCGTCACCGTCGATGCGTTCAATGATTAAGTCGCAATCAATAATCATTTCAGTATCATTGCTATACCAACCGTGTTCTTCCAAATCAAATACAGAATTTTCTTCTAGGAATTCTTCTAGCCACGCTTGTGTTTCTTCATCACAACCGTCGAAATCATAATCGTCCCAGCATCCATCAAATGTTTCTACAAGTTCAGTTTCATAGTCACAGTTATAGATATCTACACCTGCTTCAATGTCTGGGGGATTGTCATCATCTGTGTATACAGTAAACTCACCACCGCGCCAACCTGTTTCATAGATGAATGATTGTCCATCTTTAGTCCATTCTTGGCGCTCAATAATTGATTTCTTCCACTGGGGTTTTACGCTCCACTCAGCCATTTGTTGTCTCCTCTAAATCTGGATCGATACTAATTCCCTGCCACTCTTTAATTTTCACTTCTTCATCATTCCATGTCTTGATCCACTTATCACCAGTCCACTTTGCTTGATATGTATAACTATTCTTACCAGCAGTCTTTACATTATATATACCTTCACGGACTGGTTTGATTTTTTTAGGGAACCAGTCAGTCAATGGATAAACAATGTCATCCATGTTTGAATACTTCTCGTATCCCTTACCATCGTGCTTGTTAGAGCCTGCAATGTAGAAACCAAAGTCTGAACTCTTGCCACTAGTGTCACCACCGTAGTTGTCAATTTGTTCATCGTTATAGTACACACCGGTGATGATTTCGTTACAATCAATCTCTGAATATTCGAGTGAAAGTTTAGTGATATCGAAAGGAGATTTTAGTTCTAAGTGACCTTCATAGAACGTACCTTTCTCACTGCTTACTCCTAAGAATACAACAGTGCCTGGATCTTTCATGTCAATCCATATCTCGTCACCACCACGCCATTCAGGGCTATCTTCACTGTAACCATCAATGTTATCAGTACTGGCTTCATAAACTACATTGTCGTTTTCGTCTAAGATTTGCAACGTGCCTGCGCCTCTGTCAACACCCCAGTGATGACCCATATCATCACAGTCATGCCATTGACCTGGATAGAATGGTTGCATATCTTCAGGAATTTGATTGTCATTAGCATAGTCACTATCCCAGGCATAGTCACTTATGTCAAGACGGCGTCTTTTGAAATAGTCGTATATTTTGCGGTCTACTGTACCCATCACATATTCACCACCATATCCCCACAATTGAATCTTGTAAGTACACGGAGTGAACTTTAAAATCTCAATGAGTTTTTCATGCTCAGGGTTTTTAACTACTTCTGTTGACATATTAGTATTTGCTTTCTCTAGAATGTTTACGATAATCGGTTGACATACGAAGGTATTGTTCACCCTTCCCCTCAATGATATCACAGATACGGTCAATAGTCAAGTCAGTCCAGTCACTGATTTTACCCATGTTATCACTGGGCTTCTTCAATAACTTTTCAAGTTTGTCCAAAGCATCATCAATAGACCATGGTACGTAAAGTCTGGTATAATCATTTGCAAAAGTTTCTGGGAAACTCCTATAAGCAGGATACAACACATTGCAACCAAGAGCGTCCGCTTCGGAAACTGTGTTACTAACCCAATCTTGTAAAGCACAGTTAAAAACAACACGACTATCATTGACAATATTATAGTAATCATTTTTGTTTAAATCCTCATGTAAAGTTAAGGTTCCTGCAGCCTGCATATTTCGGGTGCGTTGCATATAACTATCGTTGTTACTTTTTAATTTTGCACCTGAACAAATTGCAAACTCTACACCACTTCCAGGATGACGTTTGTGCCAAGCATCAATTAAATCCATATAGAAGTCTGGTTGTTTTTCTTGATCCCATCGTGCTGAGAACACGACACGATGTTTGCGTTCATTGAATGGTTTGATTGTACCAACTCGTTCAATTACTTCTTGTTTACCAAATGCTAGACCACTGATATTGTAGATTGGAACTTCCCAACCTGCAATCTTCATGTTCATGACCATTTCTTCGTTAGACGCAAGGATAGCACCCCCACTTTGACTGACAGCCTCACACACCATCTGTTCATATAGCCCCATCCACTTGGACATCCCCCATACATGCACAAAGTCATCAGGGTCGATTGACTGAGCCAAGCATCTAACAAAAATCTTTGGACGATGCGACTGAGGGACCTGATTAAGAATATAAGGCAAACTCTCAAAGCCTGGTTGAAACATATCTTCAAAGTAGATAACATCTTCACTTGTAACAATTCCTTCTTTCATCCACTTGACCAATGTCATTAATTGACTCATGCCAAAATAACTACGACCATGTGCATCTAATACTTGACCTGTTACGATTTGTTGGTCTGTAGATAATGTTTCACCGGGTACTACTACATAGTCAATACCTCTACGCTTAAAGACACGCTCATTCCACTCTGTGAGTTGTAGAGTGTATCTTGCTTTGTAGGGTTCTAGACCCATGTAATATAGTGTTCTCATTCTTTTCTCTCAATATCTTCTTCTACACATTCTTCACCGTATTGTATTTCTACAATACGACAAGGAATTTCATATGGGTTAATTAACTGATGCCAATCACCTTTAGGAATATGTTTACTATGATGTTCATTTAATAACGTTACTGGCAAAACATAACCATTTGGCATCATGCTATTGACATGACACATACCATGTGTAACTAGCCAATATTCATTACGCTTAAAATGTTTTTGCATACTAAGACGTTGACCAGGTTCAATTGTTAGTTCTTTAACTTTGCATCCTGATACTTCGTGTAGTATACGATAATATCCCCATGGTCGCATTATTTTAGGTTGCTTCCATTCTTGCAATATCCAAGAACTGGAATTCATTTTGTTTTCACCACCGACGCCGAAAACAAAATTAACATCATCAAATACCATTTCTGGAATGTTGTTTTTATTTCTATCGCCACCGTTAGCAAAAATGATTTCATCATTTGGATACATCATTTTTACATTACGAATAGCTTCGATGCTAGAACCATCGTCATCGTTATAGATAACACAATGATCTACCATTTTTAAATTCTCAATGATTGACATACGTTCAGCAATAGGCATAAAAGGTTGGCCCTTTTTACGAGCCAACCATGCGTCACTGTTTACGCCAACAACTAACTTGTCGCCTAACTGTTTTGCGGCTTTGAAATATTCAATATGACCGCTATGTAGTGGATCAAATCCACCAGTGACTAAAACTATTTTCATGGACGTGCGTGTTCCACCCATTGATTTTTTACTGGTCTGCTAGTAGCAAACTTAGTAAATTGACGATACACATAACTCCGCTGATTGTATAAATCTGCTTCGTCATACTTATAACCATACTCTTGGCAAAAATCTAAATATTTGTCTAAATCGTCAAAGATTTGATTGACTTTTGCGTTGGGTTTGATTTGCGGTTTTGCCATTTTATTTTCCTTTAAATAGCGAGTTGTTGATAAGGTTTAGTTCTATTGTAATAAATCGTAGCGCCGTTCTCACCATCTTCGGAGACAGTAATCTCAATGTCACGATCGGGATATCGTTGTGCGATTTGATTGTATAAATCATCGCTCAACATTTCACAACTTTTGTAATCCAACTCTAGTGTGCCTTGAGAATATAACTTCTCTAGCCAACGCT